GCCACACCATCGGACCACCGCGTTTGCTAACGCCTTTACTTCTGATGGAGCGGTTGTTTCGTACTTTCCTACTGGACGTCCGTCTATGAACAACTCTACTGTCCATATAGACTTGCCAATTGGGATCGGTTTGCGTAAACGTACTATCCATTTGCTTTTTCCATCGTGGGCTTGACCATCGTAGTCTATTTTGAATTGTTCTTTGAAATTTTCATCAACATACCACGCAGCATTTGTCTTTGGATTTGTTCTTATTAGAAGATGTGAACCGCCTTGATCGAAAACAGTGTTTATTGTCTGTCCTCGATGGGTAGGGCGCGTGTCAGGAAACTGAACGTAGTCTCCTGCCTGTGGTCCAATCGGCTTCTTAGCATTAGGTCCTATCGTTGCCATCGCATATACCTAATTCATCTTTGTCCAACTCCCATATTCCTGGGCCGTTGACATAAAGTTGGATACTCCGTATCTTTCCCATGAAGCATTCTATCTTGTAACCCATCTTTGAAGGAGCCTTCTGTTGTTCAGAACTATCCTCATTTATGCTAGCACATCCTGCGAAGTAAAGAAGGAAGGCACCAATAGTAAGCACTGTCTTGACAAAACGACGCATGATGTGTACTGCTTTCAAACATGGGTTACTGGTTTAGTTCGTCGGCACGCTTCTGTGCTTCACGATACAATGGAGTCCGAATCTTCAACGGACCTGGAACTACAACAAATGACACATTGAACATTTTTCTTTGACCATCCAACGTTCCGTCTTTTCGGACCTTCCATCCGTAGAAATACTTTACAGGTAGTTCATGTGAAGGTTCGATCACGATTGGAGTGTCCACTCCTTGGGAAGGGCTCACAAATCTTAAGACCAGATATTTATCAGTCTTAAAACTGTATGGATCGATTTGTGCATTATTGTCGAGAATACGACGATGTTGCTCTTCTTGTTGTATCTTGTCCACTGTCTTTAATGGAGGACCCATATACTTCGCATCAGTTGTCAATCCGATTGACGCCATGATGTGCTGCCAACTCTGACCATGAACATCTGAATCGCGTGTATGCAATATCTCGTCATCGTATTGGTGTGCCATCTCATGAACCAATGTCCCCAACAACTGAGTTGACTTCGGTTGTTTGAACATTCGTTTAGCGATTTCTATCATACGTTGGTCTTTATACCATGTGCCAAGATTTCGTTTCTTGTTACTTAGACTAAAAGTGGGTTCTCTAAGAAGACCACCGAACAAATGTTTATTGAAGTAATGCCAGTGTTCTTTGAGAAAATCTATTCGATACGCGTCTGCTGTATCCAAAGCGCAAACTGCATAGGAGGTCTTCATTTTCACGTAGGGCGGGATGCTCACGCCCCCATGTTCGTGAACAATGATCCCGTCGCTAGACAGATTCGCTAGGACTAACACGTTCGCAGATCCTCCATATGTATGACACCTATATCAAAATAAACTGATTTATCCCGAATCAGAAGACAGCAAACATTCGTGAAAGATTGGTTGTGACCTTGAAACGAACATATGTCCGATCGGTCGCTGACACTAATTCAGATTGGGAAAGTGCTACCGTCATATTTACTGTTAGGGTATCCTGCCCAGTTAATGATTCTTGTATCACTAGATCGATGGCAATTATTCTGTCCACTGAATCAGTGGCCGCAACGCTGTTCAATATGTCGGCGAAAGAAACGATTACCGAATCTTGTAGTGAAGTGGCTGCCGCTGCTTCTAAAGCTCCTACAATCATTGCAATTGTAGAAGCTGTTAGATCAGAAGCTATCGCGTTCTCAACATTGGAAACCAGAATCGAATAACCTGATGACCCGACGTCAGCAGCAACAGAGGCCTCAACATCTATTACGTTTACGGATAATGAGACAGAATTAGGATCAGTTGGGGTCCCAATTTCTACTATCTCTGCACTACGAAGGGCATTTACCACCAATGTGTCTAAAGCTGATTCATTTTCTGTCAAGGACGTTGCAAACAGACTCGTGTTCGAAATAGAATCTGCAGAACTTCCTTCCTCTGTAACAGATGGAGAAATCAAAGCTACGCTGCTTACTGGAGAAGATGCCGTTCCTGTTTCAGTCAGCACCACAGGTTGTTGTTCAGAAGAAGCCGATGTATCATTCAGATTCCCAACTTCTGCTGTGACCGCAACTTGCAAGGATGTTCTGTTCGAATTAACGGTCGAAGATGCATCTTCGACTACCATCGGATTAATGCTATCTGACTGTATCGCCAAATCAGCGGCAGAGACAGACTCTTGGGCTGATCCTGGACGAACAGTTAAACCTGATGATGAATCTACTCCGATCCCTATTTCTGTCTCAGATACTACAGTAGCCATTGATGTAGAACTATATTCCGAACCATAGATAGATTCGCTCTGAGACGGATATACTGTTTTAGCCCCATCTATCAAGTCAATTGGATTTGCGGTATCTTTCTGGTTGTCGTTTAGAGTTAAAGACCGATCCTTACTGTCGGTAGCAGATCCTGCTTCCAACACAGCTGCGAATGCGGCTTCCAAACGATCTTGGGCGGAAGATGCGGATGTTGATTCAACCACTGAAGTAGACTCAGTCGTAACTCCGCTTAGTGACTCATCTGCTGTTATTGGTTCATCCAACAGTGCTAGAGTTCCTATCGCTGAAACGGACGTTTCTGATGAGAAATTTGATTCAGCCTGAGATGCTGGTTTAATCACTCCAGTGACTATTGAATTATCTAGGACAGTTACCGCCTCTGCTTGAATCGTCGGTGCATTTAGGCTGGATGACGATGCTTCTGTCCCAGAATCTGATTCTAAAGCAGATACCAAGTCAGTAGCTGATGCAAAGGGATTATCGATCGCAGATCCGTCGTCTTCCTGAGCTTGCGCAACCCCTTCTGTTACTAGATCATTAGCTGCTCCAGATTCAGTGATATCAGGTGAAGCAGATTCAGTTAAGCTTTCCGCCTCAGTAGCCGAAATAGACTCTGTGCCAGTAACTGACATCAGAGCTTGAACATCATCTTCATCAGTGGCTGTTCCCGATTCTATTTGTGCCTCTGTCGAAGACATTGAAGAATCTAGAGCGTCTAGTGCATTCCCATCGTCTTCTTGAAATTGGAGAACAGAATTTGACTCTGCATCTATGGCCAAGCCACTTTCACTCTCAGTAGCCGACGCAAGTGTCGAAATACTGTCATACGTCAAAGTCTGCACGGTTCCGCTAGTAGACACTGCAGGAGTGGCAGCCGTTCCTGTTTGAAGTTGCCACTGTCCTATGCGAAGAGTTATATCGATCGGAACTCCAGTAGGAATGCCTACTCCGATGATTGGTCTTAATGCAACAGTGGATGCATTCAGAACAGAAAATGATCCTATGAAACGTTGTGTGTTTAATGCATTTCCCGTCGGTGTAACCTGACCCGATCCCGCTGATGTAAATCTTAAGAAAGAACCTGCACCACTATACTCATGAACTCCGGCTATGAGAATGCCGTTATTGACGTTGTTCATGCTACCGGCAGTCACTTTTATGTAGAAAGACACTGTCCAAGAGTTGCTGGCGGCAGAAACTACACTTTGATTGAATTCGGCAAATATTCCAGTGGTTGTAGTTACTCCCGTAGAACTTGTTCCAAAAATTCTGATGTCTATGTATGGAATGTTGTTTTCTGTTCCGGTGCCAACGATTGAAGAAGATATTCCTGTCGCCCCTCCGAATGCAATTGCCCAATCTGTTGGGATTGTTCCGGGGGTTCCAGCTACTGCTCCTACTCCAGTATTATTTCTAATCCAGTTGTATTCGACTTCTGATTGTGATGCAGATGCAGCTAATGTTCTATCTTCGGATTCCGAAGCAGATCCACTTTCTGATTCTGAAACAAAATATTGCAGATCACCTGTTTCAGAATCGACAGCCGTTCCCGATTCGGCGATGGAAGCAGAATAACTAGCATCTTCTAACAAAAGACGCGATATGTCTAAGCCAGACAGACTTGAAATGTTTGGTGCAAAGACTGTACCGCTAACTACTGGAATGCCAGCTGCCATTTGGATGATCCTTATTCTTCTGTCAGAACAATGTTTCCTGTAATGTTCGCGGAAGCAGTTGTGATTTTGTTTATCTCCATCATAGATAAACAAGCGTTGTCATAAATACGCGTCATCTGTAGAGACGTGTATAGAGCATCATAATTAGAAACAATGTTTGCCAACGGATACGGAAAGAACGCAATTGGGTGTCCGACCACGAACTCTAGAGTGCCAGTCACCGTTGCCACACTGCACTGCATCTGTGATATAGCTTTGACACCAACATCACCAGATGCGAGAGGCATAAACCATCCACTCGGAACTGCCATGTCGACAGCGCCTGCAACGCACCCAGACACCCCTGTCACTGACGGAAATGATTGACTCGCAGTTCCTGCTTGATTGGTGTATTGGCAGACTGTCCAACTATGAGCGACTGCCGCCAACGTAGTGTTAGCCAATGGATAACAAAAATTACCTCCGATGTAATCATCGTTTCCAGTGGAGGTATTCTGATACCTTGTAGGGACGCCCGTCACAGCTTCTGTAGCCGAACTAGACATAGTTTTGGACACAGAAAACAAACGATCATAGAGCAGTAGTGAAGTGTTAGCTGCCAATGCTCCAAACGAGACACTCATAAATCTGTTTGAATTACTTACCACAGGATTAGCATACGGAAGAGCGCCTGTTGAGCTATAATCAAGAACAGTCCCTGATGGGGCAGCTCCTCCTACAACACCAGTCGGTGGAGATCCGTTCCTAGGCCACCAATCGCATGACTGTCCAGCAGTATTAGCTGCGAGTGAAAGTTTCGCGAATGGGATATTGCTAACCTTACCTCGCGATCCGATCATTGTTGATAGAGACGTAATGTTAAACTGCTTACGATCTATTCCATGCTCATCTTGCTTGTGAAATCTTTTATGCTTCTGAACTAGTGCGCGATTTTTAGCTGTTTCGCAACGAACTATGTCAAAAGCACGATCGTCAACCGACATCTCTTGACCTACTGTTATCTTTCCAGTAAAATCGCCGCCCGGCATAGCATATACTGTCCCAGGAACGCCTGCTACTGCGATTGGCCAATAGAAGTCTCGCATCGCTTCAGTGACCCACGCAACCTTATCTGCACCGAGCCATCTTTCTAGTCTATCTGAGTGAGTATGAACGTATTTCATTCGTTGACCAATGTTATCGTGCCTTGATATGTCGTTGCAGTTGCGACCTGAGTAGATATTGTCATTAGTGACAAACACGCGTTGTCATAAATGCGCTGAATGCTGAATGCAGTATAGAGACCATCACATACGCATAGCATATTTGCCAAAGGACATGGCATCATTGCTATCGGATGCGCGAGAACGAAGTCTATGCCTCCAGTTAACGTCGCTACACTGCATTGCATTTGAGTCAATGCTTTGACTCCAACATCTCCAGAAGCTAAATCTAAAAAGAACTGCGCACTGGCCCCAAGATCCAAATTGTATAAGGTGTTTGTTCCTAACGAAAGTCCTGTTCCGCTACCGAAACTTTTTCCTGTAGAACCTGCTTGATTCGTATACTGACATACAGTCCAGTTATGAGCAGTTGCCGGAAGGGTTGAATTGACTACTGGATAGCAGAAGTTTCCTCCAACATAGTCTTCATTTCCTACTACAGTATTCTGATACCTTGTAGGGACGCCCGTCACAGCTTCAGTGGCTGAACTTGACATCGTCTTTGCGACAGAAAATAGGCGATCATATAGGAGCAGAGTAGACCCTGTTTGATTTGCTATGACAGCCGCAGATATGTAGTGTGCTGTGTTTGTCGTAGAAGGATTGACAAACGGCAAGGCTCCAGTGTTTGAGCTCGTATGCACAGTGCCACCCGGAGCCGCAGCGCCATTCGCACCAGCTGCTGGCTGTGGACCTACATACCAGAAATCCATACCAACACGAGTTGCGCTTAACGTAGATCCCGTCTTAGAAAACGCTAGACTTTGTGTCTTTCCATTGGTAGTCATCGAAGCAAGTATATCGCTCACAGTGCTCCAGGAAAAGGCACGCTGATCCTTAGATTCTTGTATCGACTGAGAACGTGAAATTTTATGATTTCTGATCTTTACTTGTTCTTGACGTCGCTGCTTTCTGATTCTTTCGCGCACTATTTCCTTTGCTGATACTTCTGTTCCTACCTCTATAGTACCAACGAAGTCACCTCCAGGCATCGCGTAAACTTCTCCTGGAACACCCGCTACTGCAATAGGCCAATAAAACTTCCTCATTGAATGAGATAGTTCCTCTACTGCGGCACTTCCAATCCAACGTTCTAGTCTATCAGAATGAGTATGTTTCATCTTTATTCTGCCAAGAATTGCAGCATTCCCGTATAGAGTTGAGCAGTAGTGATCTGCTTTCCAGTGTCTAAAAACGCCAGACACGCATTGTCATATACACGAGGTAAGTTAAACGCTGTATAGGTTCCATCTAGCATCGTTACTGCACCTGCAATAGAGTTGGGAAAGAATGCAATTGGATGCCCGATAACAAACGTGATTGATCCAGTAACGGATGCACTACATGTTAATTGTGTTATGTTCTTAACTCCGATATCTCCTGACACAAGAGGTAAAAACCATTTCGTGACTACGTCTACCTGACCGATTGCCGCGCTAGCCACAGCAGTAGCAGTATTTGAATTTGAAACAGAAGCCTGATTTGTGTAAGTAACTGTCCAGTTATGAGCCGTGGAATTCAGAGTGGCTGTTACAGTCGGCATTATGAAACTGCCGCCTATATAGTCTTCTGCAGTACCCGTTCCGTTCTGATATCTAGTCGGAACTCCGGTTACGTTTTCAGCCGATGTGCTCGACATCGTCTTTGCGACAGAAAACAGACGATCGTATAGGAGTACACAATCAGGATTGGAATACGCAGTATATCCGTTCACATAGTGTAACGTATTAGAATTCGTTGGATTCGTAAACGGAATTGCACCCGTCGAAGCATTGGTGTGAACAGTACCTCCGGGGGCAGCAGCCCCGGCAGAACCTGCTACTGGAGTTCCTCCAGCCACCCACAAATCCTGAGCGCTTCCCACAGCTGTTACTGTCCCGATCGTCCCTGCTTTACGAAAATAGAAGAACTGACCTTTTCCTGCAGTAGTGGCCGCAATCATCTGACTGATGCTACTAAACGTTCGATAACGTTTGTCCAAGGCGTCTCTATTATCGTTCCTGTGTCCAGTTTTGCGACGTGTGAGCAGCGCTCTGCGTTCTCTAGCATAGCTCTTTGTTCTAGAATCCCCCAACTCTATGGCAGAAATCTCGGACCCTGCCTTAATCTCTCCTGTAAAGTCACCTCCTGGCATTGCATAAACAGACCCAGGAACTCCAGCCACGGCCACAGGCCAATAGAAATCTTTCATTGAATCTGAAAGTTTCTTCGTTTCCGCCGAGCCTAACCAACGTTCTAGTCTATCAGAATGGGTATGCATCATATTCTATTGTTCTTTAAACTGGGTTTGAATAGCAAAACGCCCCACTACCGGGTCATCAGTAGCAGGGCGTTTTCTATAATGAACCTCTTGTTTACTGAGGAGTTGATGGAGCTGCTGTGGTGTCTGCAACACCAGGATCCGGTGCTTGTGTTGGGCTGGGAGTTGGGGCTGGGGCCAGAACTGCATCCTCAACTTTTTCCAATTCGCTTTCAGAATAGAATCCGCTATGGATCACTGTTGGATCCTTCGCGTCTGGCCATTCTACCAAGTATTGACGATCACCCGAAATTTGATCGACGTCGAATTTTGTGACTATGCCTTCTTCTGGAGGAGGAAGTACTTGACGTACACGAGTACCTTTTGGAAAAGGAGCTGCCATGATATTTCTCCGAATTATAGTGCGGCCGTATATGACACGGACAATGTATTTCCGTTAACAACAGGCTGATCACCGCCTGTAAACAGACCTGCTGAATACAAGGTTCCAGATGTGTTATCGATCGTTGATACAGCACCAGAACCAAAAACCAAGAAGCAACCTTTCACTGTTCCAGTTCCAGTCATAGCGAACGATAATGCTGAGGACAGAGCTTTGGATCCACTAGACGCTGATGACCACGCAGCGGTCTTACGAGGTGATGTATACGTTGGGGCGTTCGCGTTTCCTGCTTCCAACCATCCAGCGTGGCTCGACATCGTGTCAGAGGCAGACACTGCCGACCAAGATGTGGAGCTAATCAAACCCATGTAAGGACCTACCACTGTGTACGAAGATCCGGCCAAGTAGCTATCAAGAGCTAAGTTTTTGCCTACGGTGGTAACTACGTTCTTTGCACGGTCAGTCCACATTACTTCGAGCTCGAACTCATCAAACTTTTGTTCAAGATAGTTCAGTTTACGAGCATGGGTTACGCGTGAGAACCAGCCGCCAGACTTGATCTCTTGGATCATGTCTCTAGTCTTGATATAAGATGCTAAATCTTGTGCCCGCGGAATATAGCAAACGGCATCATAAACGCCAGTTGCGCTTGCGTCTTCTTTTTGTGTCATTTGCGACATAACCGCTGGATGTCCGGTATCAAAAGCATCTGCTCTTTCAAATCCTCCGGATCTAGAGTTACCTGTAAACATATATGCTTACTCCTGTATGTTTTGAGAACTGATCTGACTAGTAGCCATGAGATATAGCTATCAGCCGGTATTTTCCAATCGAGTCTATGTATAGGAATCCTAGAACATCTGTCTTTCCAGGTTGCGCACTGAGGCTAATGTCTGTTATATCGGTCCCAAACACTACACTAGAATCAGGAACTAACGACCATCCTCCGGATGTTCCTTGAGTTACTTCAAGTATGATCTTACGTCGGTCGAGAGCTGCTGAGCCTCCTACAAACGAAAGAGTCCGGTCTCCAGTCAACGTTACGCTGAACGTCGGATATGGAATACTTATATCCACTACGATCGTAGGTTCTTCCGTCAGCGACTTCACCCCTGCTAATCCAAGAGAGCGAAATTCGTCAGCTATTCGCTGCGCCAGTCTCGCAGACTGTTCCTGCATAGCCAGGAAATCTTGTCGTGTCGGATAATCCATAGGATTTGTCCTAGACTCCTAGTCTGTTGTGCAATGTATAAAAATACATTGGCCCATTATTGCGTCAGAGATTGTTCAAAAACATATACCAAGTCAGTAATAGGCAGCGTGGACGTTTGATTTACTATCTGTGTGTCCGAACCAACATCGTTCACATTTGCAATTCCTTGTTGAGTAAGGGTCGAACTCGCCGGAACACGTCTTGTTGATTTGCTCAGAATGGAGCTGGCATCACTGGACAATCCGCCAGAACGTGCTGAATTTTGACTGATCGGACGTTTTATCATAAATCCTCCAACGACCTACAAACCATATTTCTTGGTAAACTGTTCCCAGGTCAGAGTCGGAATTCCAGCCTCTTTCGCCTGTGTGAGTTTGCTGCTCATTTTCCCTGTTGGGCTATAAAGCAATACCGTGGTTTTCTTAACAGACCAACTCACTACTTGACCACCATTCTGTTGAACGATTGCTTCTTGATCTTTATTGCGATAAGAAGTCCATGTGACATTTACCCCTTGAAGCTTCAGGCTCCTTACCTTGACTTGCTTTGGCTTTACGACCTTGATCTTAGTGATCTGTAGCCATTTTGCAAACTTTGGCAATCCTTTGGCGATCATTGTGGCACGCTCCGGCCCAATGCCAGAAATGCCACGAATTTTCTTCTCAATCTGAGATGCTGGCAGCTGAGCCAATTGCATTAAATTAAACCGCTCTTCTACCGCTTGTAGTTGTACATCACCAATGCCGCGAGGAAATTGTCCACTAGCATCCGCTAGCTTTACGATCGGAAAACCAGCATCTATTTTGGTGTGGATCGCGGTCCACAATTTATTAGCCGTCGCGTCTTTAAATCCAGGTACGGTCAAGAAATCTTCAGGAGTTGCTTTCAGAATTTTGGATACACTGTTGATTCCAACTTCTGCCAATCTCTTGATAGTCGCTCCACGCATGAAGTCAATATCTAGTCGGCCAAACGTGCGGGCTATCTTTTGTACTCTAAACTCTTCATTAGACTTCGGATCGTCTAGAACCAAGTGTACTTTGTTCTTGTCCCAATGATAAGACCCATGTTCTTTTGGATCTGGTAGGATGAACTTGGCTTTCTTTTCTACACCAATAATTTCAGGGATGATGTCCCCTGATTTAACCAAACGGACAATCGCTCCTGGACCGAGACCCATGTTAGTTGCAAATCTAGGATTCTTAGCCGCAGCAAAACGAACGGTCGATCCATCTGACATCTTGATTGGACTTACTTCATAACGTGGGATCAAGTATCCGTGAGGACTTACTTTCCACAATGTCTTTAGAATCTTCGTTGTTGGTGCTTCGTCAACTTCTACAGTCTCTTTGAAGGCTACTCCCCAATCCGGATTGCCAGATTTCGGAAGTATGTTCTTCGTGTTTCGTGTTAGAACTAGACCGTCGCATTCGTATTTCGACTCTGCTTTCGCTTTCTTCAACAAACGTGTCAGTCGATTATAGTTCAGCTGCGCAGCCTTTACGACTTTGAATGGAACTACAGTAAATCCGCTCTTCTTCAACCAACGTAGACCGTCGCTCGGTTTTACATTTGGTTCTAAGAGTTGCAGAGCAACTATCTGTAGATCTTTGGTCGCTGGATGGACATCCTTTCTGTTTAGAATGCCAGACGCAGCGTTACGTGGCGCATCGAATTCTTTTCTGTATTTGGCAAAGCCCGCCTTTGTGAAGATGCCTTCACACCGCACAATAACGCGTTTTTTGGTGCCCAGTTTCTTTGGAATGCCGCGAAGATGAGGAATCAAGTAACTGACATCACCACCGATCTGACCATTGCCTCGTGTATACAACTGAGTCGGAATACCTTCGTACACAAGCTCTAAAGATGCCCCGTCCACTTTGTAGCTTAGGACTAGCTCTTCCCACGCTTCTAGTACACGCTGTACCTGTTCCGGTTTCTTGATCTTATCAAGGCTACCCATTGGGATCGGCAGCTTCTTCTTTGTCTTCTTAACGCCTACTGGAGCTCCGGTCTTAAATCCAGACCATTTGGGATCTTCGTCCTTGATTAAGTCTTCAAGACGATCGAATTCTTCATCTGTTAAGATCGGTTTATCAGATTCGTAATACGCTTTCTTGGCACGAAGATACAACATCTTCTTCTGTGCAAGTGGCATCGCCTTGAAGTTTTTCATTCTTACTCTCGTTACTTGCGAACCATGTTGTTGATGTCACGCATGATTTCTATATGACGCTTTTCAGCCTCGCTACGAATTGCAGTGTCTGCGTCAAATAGCTTAGCAATGTTGTCGCGTTGTCTTTCCATTTCGGCCTTGATGTCATCAGCTTCTTCTTTTGCGGCCTTCTTAATCGACTCGATCTTTTCGTTCTGTAGTTTCCACAAGTAGGTGCTTATACCGATGACTATTGGCCACGCGTATGTAAACACCGTCTTGAGTAGGTCGAAGTCGCTACTGCTCATGATACTTCCCTGAATGTTAGATGTGAATGATACTGCTATTTCAAGTTTGTTCACCTATCTGTGTCATGTCGGGGCACGTGATACGCCACTCGTGTTCTGGATCTGGATCCCACATGAATGGAACCCCATTTCCTACACGACGTCCCCCATAACTTTCTATGTTCTTCCGTTCGACAGGCAGGTATTCAAACATAACCTGCATGCAATGATAATGACTGACGATCAACATGTCACCGTCAGTCCATGTGTTAATGATGTTGTGGAACGCGCCTCGTACTCTGGCCTCTTCTTCTGGATTGTCTGGATCCGACATCTCATTTAAAGACGGCAGATTGATCCACGGACGCTTCCACCCAGTTTCATGTAAGATAACGGCCATAGTATGACGAGCGCGTGTCAGATTGCTGGAATACAAATGATCGAACTTATATCCCATGCGAGCAAACCATCCACCGACCAACTGTGATTGCAGAACCCCTTGTGGGGTCAAGAAGTTGCGCTCATCGGCACGATAGGCCTCAGGCCAAGCATTACCCATGCTTTCACCGTGACGCACTAGGAACAACTTACCTCTAGCCACCAAACATCCTCACTACGTCACGGACATGTTCAATTGGGGTCTTTTCTTCTCGATTAAAAGTCAAGAAAAACGAAATAGGTTCAATGGCTTCCAACAGATCCGTGTCGGACTCATCTGTCGGTAGAGCACGCCAACGACAATCACTTCCTTGGAACATCACAACATCGTGTTCTGGTTCCTTTATTAGGACCCAATGTTTTGAATCTACGTCATCATTATATTGAAAGTTTACTTTGACACAACCATTTTCCCTATTTGACAGCCATGTATTCGTTACGCGACCTTGGTTGTTAGACAATATCGCGTTAACCATTATTCTTGCTTTAGACATTTGGATATCCACCGTGTGTCGGTTTATACAGGGCAGCACGTTGTTCTTTACGGGCGCGGACTTCTTGCTCTCGTTCCCTTTTCTTTTGGCGCTCAATAATTCCGGTGAATGTCAGCTTCCATCCACCTTGACAACATGGCATACAATGAACAGCGTTTGTGTAATGACAATCACAGGTACACTGTTCCCACCATCCAGCATTCATCTCTTCTACAGGTGGATTGAACATCCAGCTAAAATCGATTTCACGACGGGTCGGAGGCATGATGCTCATTTGGCTGCCTCTTGTTTACTCTTCTTTTCGTTCATCCGGCCTTTGAGAGTTTGTTTCCAACCTCCTGTGCAGCAGGCAATTACATGCTTGACCTGTCCTGGACGACGATGACAATCGCAATGGCATTGTTCCCATTCACCAGCTTCACGCTGTTCGCGTGGCGGAGTCCACGCTGGTCGTTGCAGGTCAGAAGCTCGCGCAGTTCCAATTCCAGGACGTTGTTGGAAAATATTGTGCATTTTGTGTTCCAAATTTAGGTTAAAGGCCCACAATCGCAAGGGCCAGATACACGGCGAATTGATTATATGCACCCAAAACGATGCATGCGATTGACCATATTACAAACGCAAGAATTTTCCAGCCCATGATATTGATGTTTATTCTAGTACAGGTAGTCCTCTGGATTGCGAACTGCAGGAGGTGGTGGACGATTTAGGTCGATGATCGGTTGAATGATTTGGATGTCCTTGTTCTCCGGCAAGCATCCGCCGTATGGATCTTTGTCGATCACAAGTCCTGGCAATGGTTTGCCTTTGTTTAGCTCAACCAACTCATAGTCTGCGTCTTCTGGCAATCTGTCTAACACAGCTAATGGATCAGCGACGTCAGAATCAGAAGCTACACGGTTTTCGTAGTCGATGTATACACGATAAGTATCACAACCCATCATGTCTTCAGCAATAGTAATGTCGAAAATTCCACCGAGGAGTGCTTTTAGATCAACGTTTGCCCCGACTATCAACTGGAGTCCTTCCAAACGTGCTAACCGAGCAACAGTCAAGACCTCGCGCACCGCACGTGTCTTGACTTGATCAGTCCACGTATCGGACACTAGGCCCAATTTGTAGACATCCATGATTACTCCTTGTCTTTCTTAGGAGGGAACTTCTTGGATTTATCTACCTTCTTCGACGGTGTCTCATCGATTTCCGAGTCATCGTCTTCTGATGTATTATCATCCTCGTCTCCTTCTTCATCTTCTGTTTTATCCTTGTTCTTAAGCTTCGGATTCTTTGGTGGATCATCCGGGTTCTTCTGCTTAACTTTATCTTCAATTGTAGCCCCGTCGCCTTCTGGCCCGTCATCATCCTCGGCGTCTTCATCGATTTCATTTACACCATCTTCTTCAGACTCAAGTTCATCTTCGTCCTCTTCCTTAGATGGTTCGCCGTCTGGAAAGATTTTGCCGTCTTCCATCGGCTCTTCCGAGGCCGCTGCTAGCCAAGCCTCCTTGGGTATCTTACCCTGCTCAGCGAATTTCGCAAGGAAGGAGATGACCTGCGTAATAGCTTCTTGAGTCTCAGGGTCGTGGTCGTCAGCTTTATCGTCTTCTTCGGTTCCATTGGATGGTACATCATCCGACTCAGACGATAACTCGGAATCCTCGTCTTCCGACGTTCCGCCATTATCATCCGAGTCAGAATTCTCTTCATCCTCTTTCTCTCTGTCATCGAGCTTCTTGCTCTTTGACTTGGAATCGTCTTTCTCCGACTTTTTGGTCTTCTTATCATTTTTCTTACCCTTCTTGAGTGGTAACTTTCCTGCAGCTTCTTCTAGATCTGCATCGGCCAACACTTCGTGTACCAACGCAGTGAATGCTATTGCGGCTGCAGATACATTTTCTGTCGACGCTACTTCTGTTCCATGCTCAATGATGCCATGCGCAATTGTCTTGAACATTGTCTCGGCCAGAAGATCACGACCTACGTGTGCCATTGCCGCCAATACGCCATGGGCAAGACCACCGCCTACTGCTACGATGCCAGCTGTGACCAGCACATCTTTAATGATTGCCTTTACGCCTTCCTTCTCGTGATCCGAAAGCTTCTTTCCATGAATGGCTTTTGCAATTCCCTTTACGCCATGCTTCCACTCTTTGACGTTATGAGCAGCAGCTTTCTTCGTAGCCTGCATGATCTTAGACGCCATCTTTTTAATGGCAGATCCTGCGGCCTTGCGTTCAGGTGATCCAGGTTTGTCTTGACCTTCCTTAAAGAACTTCTGCGCATCAGGATGTAGATGTTCTATATTCTTTGGATGATCATCTGCATGTTTTACCATGTCTGGATGTTCTTGCTTCTCCAGATGGTCTTCATGCGTCTTGATCGAAGGTCTCTTTAGCTGAGCCTGCTTACGCTGTTCGTGTATTTCTTTTGCTTTCTTTGAGTCTGGATGTTCTTTCAGGTACTCTGCTTGCCCCTCGGGGCTTAGCTCTTGCCACCAATCTGCAGTTTCTAGCTGTCGAAATGCAGTTACACGAGCAGCAGCTCGCTTGCCGATATATTCCATTTCTATAACCTTAGATTAGCTTTGGAATCTTGCCAGCCTTCTTACGAAGGTCGCTCAATACTCTTGCTTTGCGTTCTGGATGACGTGAAAGTTCCATAGCTGCTTTCACAATCAGGCTATTCATTTCTCTAGATGCGCGCGCCTGATTGATGATGTATTTCGGCTTTCCCGTCTTCGTCTGACCTTTTATCTCAGACTGATGCTCGCTGAACTTACGGCTTAGCAAAGGCACGCGACGAATTCCTCCCCTGGACGTTAGGCTGCGTAACGAGGCTTCTTCTGCACCGCCGCCAAACCCTGCTCCAGGACGACTATCACTACCACCGTCGCTGCTGTCTTCATCGTCATAGTCATCAAAGTCTTCGTTAGATCCAGCGCCGCCCGCTCCAGATCCACCATCAATCGGGTTTCCATCAGCGTCTACCATTGGAACACCAATTTTGTCTGCTGGTTGTCCAGTAATACTCTCAATCTGCTTCTTCAACAGCTCGTCTTGTTCAAGATCTTGCAACAAACTATTGATATCAACCTTTGCCGCAGCAGCCCACATACGAAGCGGAATCGGGAATCCCTTTGTCGACAGCTGATCTAACAGATCCATCATGTTTTCTTCAGACTTGGCTTCCAAACGTTTGTGCCAACGAACAGTAGGTATATCTAGATCATTGTGGTTCGAAAGCTGGAAGGTCATCCGACGACGAGTTTCTGTATCTACAGTCTTTCCTGGTTTGAAGAAGTCGTTTGCAACCGCAACAATTGGGAACACCTTGTTGGTCAGAACCTCATACGTTAGATAGCTGCGCAACGCGTCGGTGTTCTCCATGAACACCGACATGCCAGTTTCTACGTTTGAGTAATTGCTGTCACCGGCCAAGAAGGCTTCTGAGATGCCAAGGCAACGTAGTTTGTATGGCGTCAAGTTGTCGATCACGTCTGTCCACTTCCAGAAATCACCGCCCTGACGGATTTCCTGTGCTTGAACATTGTTTCGTGTACCAACAACAGCACCCAACGGGTCTTGATCAGCCAACTGGAACTGGTTGACTGTTTCCGCCATTTCTTCGGGAGTGAATTCGTGTACATCGTCGCCCATCGCTACGTGCAACATAGCGCGCACACGACGCTGTGCCTCAACCAATGTTGTGCGATACATAGTACGCTCGAACAAATAGGCAGGCAACAGACGTTTCAACCATGAGAGAGGTTCAGAACCAGGAATCGTGCGACGCGCTACGTATAGAGCAGTTAGCGGATCGAGCTCAAAGCTTGGTTCTTGCAAAACAGCCATCAGAGACTTTGGCAGCACATTTCGCAACGCCTTTGCCTGTCTATTATCACTCTGAATAAAGCGACGAAGAGCTTCGTTTGTCTTTACGGTAATGATTGGATCAAGACCCAAGAATGCGGTGTGTTCGACATTGCAATCATCAACTGGATAGTTGATCATGTCGACAAACACTTTCTCTTTCTGATTGAAGATCAGACTTGAGCAATATTCGCCGTCTACCAAATAACCTAAGGTAACGCTCGGCATCAATTGGCGAATGTTCAGGCGCACCATCGATTCTAGATACTTGTCTACACGATCCTGATCAACACCTGTCAAGGTGAAATCAGAAAACGGGAAAGTTGACAGCATATCAGCCGCGGATCCACCTACCGAATCATAGTAGTATATGTCGCGATAGAACTTGCGAAGCAGTTTTTCATTCTGCGGCACAAGTCCGGCAAGCATCCCGACTTGCTGGATCATTCCGCCCGCAGTGATCTGCATGTTGGTGTTTCCGGCGTTAAATCCGACACCTAACGATGCACCTCCGTAAATGAAAGCTTCTTCTTTATGTCGTGCTGTCACCGCCTTCGTCTGGACAGGACTTTGTGCACGACTCACTTTTAGATTATTGCCGGTTACCGAGAACCGACGTCCTGTTCCAAACATTAGATTGGCTCCGGATCGCGCAGTGGCATTACCACACTATGTTCCATGCACACGTGAACGGGAATACCGTTCGCTACACTGAGACGCATTTGTTCACCGCATGAAGGACAAATACCTTCTCGAACGTTCTCCATTCGTGCAGTTTCTTTCTTTGTATGCTCATGCAAACGACCAGATGCACAATCTAGGCATTCTTCATCAGTTGCTCGTTGTTCTTCAAACATTGGATTAATGTTCTCAGCAGCAGTCTCGGATTTTGCTTGTTCTGGTTTCATTACGTCTGGGATAATGCGTTCTGTCATAATTGACGCTCCTGAAATTGGGAACGCGTCTCGAGGTGTATTGATCACCTGAGACGCAGCTACATCAAATTAAAAGCCTCCGCTGCGACCATGCCGGATTACGACACTATTTCCGCCTGTAGCAGGACGAGCAGCAGGCAGCAATCTTGTTTGAGAATTTCCTATTGCGTAAGTGTGCAACGGATTACTGATCTGCCCGACGGGTGTACTACGACCAGCTCCGATTGCTCCTGTCAATCGAGGACGAGTAATCAACGAAGTCATTTTCAAGATTTCTGGTTTGATTTTCTCGTCTAGGATTCTAGATACCCCTAATACCAGTGCGCGGAAAATATCATCAGTATATGCATCCCCCTTGATAACCGTCTTTCCCATGTCCTTTACGGTTATCATCTGGAACAATAAATGGGCGGCCGGTTTTCCAAGAAAGTATTCTGGATAACTGTCTACACGACGAATTGCTTCGCCATCCATTTCCAGTTTTGGTAAGATCAATTTACCTTCTTCTACATACGATTTCGTTTGGATGAAATCTGAATACTTGACACTGTATTGATCGGCAATCAATTTGGTAGCAGCGAAATCTTCCATTGCCGTGTCAAGTGTAGTAATCGAATTCCAACGATCGGCGAATAAATAACGAACATTGAACTGTTCGATCAGAGGCTTCAACACATTCTTGTAGATCATTGGATAATGGAGTTTATGTCCTTTCCGTGGTTGGATTTCGATCACTACCGGGACATTGACTACGATACTCTCGATCTTACCAACCTGAAGTTCCTGCAGCTGGAGAACAGTCACAGCAAAACTGTTATTCGTCAAGCCAGCGTCCAGCGACATTAAACTGGCGGGACAGGGCTGTGGAGCGCTCGATGTCTCTATCCGAGCACCTTGACGCATAACATCGTTGATGCGCTTAGTAAGCACTGTGACAGATGCACGATTTGGACCCAAGAACGCGCGTTCTGCCTCTTCTTGCATGATGAACGATGCAGCGTTCAGCGGCGGATTCGCTCCATAGTCACGCTCGGCCGCAACTGGATCTTTGCGATAGGCATTGACAATACGCTTAGACGTGCGTGGTAGATACGGATTTATTTCCCATGTAGGAAGACGTAGCGCAAAGTTCGTGTCGCTATTCTTATTCTCTTCTACAAGACGTGTAATCTTGTCTGCTTGAGAACTAGGGCTCGACACGTTCATTGCGTACGCTTGCAAGAAACGATTATGACCCTTTTGATAGAGCCACGACATTTCTTCCCGTATGGTCAGAAGAGAACGATCGAGAGCATCGTACACGCCATCCGCAGATGCGCGTTCTCGATCATCATCTTGATCAGCAGGTCCTTTCCCTTTCTTTACTGCATCAGCAATCGGAAACCATCCAAGTTCGTCAATTGCTGTAAGCCAACGCGTACGTCCACGAAGACCTCGTTTTGACGGACCTGCGGGCCACAGTTCAATGTTTTTATGGGTATAACGCAAGAATTCGTCTTTCTTGCGATAGAATTCTAGGCCATGTTTCTCACCATAGTGATCTAGCATCTTATGGTATTCTGTGAACCACGGACTGGCTTCTATACCCTTGATGATAGGACTGTATAACAGGTTGAACGCGTCTGAATATCGATATCCGACGAAGGTAGCTACCAACGGGGTAGCTGCCGATATACCACGGCAGATTCCAGCCAATCGTGGATACATCAGGTATTTGTGTGTCAGATATTCAGCACCCGCACCGACAGTAGTCGACTTACCGGCACGTTGACCGATACACAAATTCATTTCAACGTATTCGTTGAGTTCTCTGTTGCGGATGAAATCAGATTTTTGACCACCGCACTTTGGACACACCCCATAGTTTGTGATGGTCACCAGTTCGTTCATCTCACGTCCCTCAAAATCCACTGGAATGTTATGGATATTGAGTAACTTCTTTGGAGTGCAACGAGGGCAGATTTCAGCGTACAGATTGAGCATCAAATGCATCTGCCGACTGAATGGGAACTTAGATTCAGAGCCTCTGAAATTGGTGCAGAAATCAAAGAAGTTCTTTGCTTCCTTGAAATCACCTTCTGGTATCTTGATATCGCGCGGAACACCAGTCAGCGGATCGATTGCTTTATCAACCAGATGGATAAGATCGAATTCATTGTCCTTATCAATCTGGTCCGTCGGCATATAATCATCTGGACGTTGACTAGGATCGAATCCAGTGCCAGAATCATTCCCGGTCGTACCGAACGCGTTCGAACTGACGCCGAACAGATTATCGACGTAGTTACGAACGCGTTTCTCGAATTTGTCTTTTTTAGTCGCCATATTGATGTTCCTTAATACGTACATCAAAATAGCGGAGGTTTCGTTTTAGCTATCCACTCAGCTAAGAGTAGTTTCTGTTCCTCTTTTGTCAAGTTGAATTGCTGTCCTATGAATCTGACAATACGCAGATGCACAGCCTCCGTCATTTTACGACGGATAAATTCCATAGGAAGTTTGGCTCCATCGTCAGTTATTTGCTGCACGATTTCGTCTATATTGGCTGTGGCCGTGAACAACGATTCAGTGCGGGGCAATATCTCTTCGACAAAGAACTTCGTTGTGCGATCAATGTTTAGACCTAGTGTTGACGCGAATTTCGCTCGTGTTGCAGGAGCAATTCTGGTCTTAGCGTTGATCGCCTGTCTTTCTATTACATCTTTTCGTTTTGGCTTCTTAATTAGAACAGGAGGCTTGAGAACATAGAAAATGAAACGACTGTTTCCATTTAGAAATTTATGTCGTTCACGCCCTCTGCGTTCATCCTCACTTTCCAATATATGGAGACGTCTATAGATAGAATGTATCTTCCTATCAGCTTTAGTCTTTCCCTTTGGAAGTGAAGCTTGTTTGGCTATTGATTTTGTAGCCTTTTTATACCCTGCACCTATATCATCTAATTGAACTGAGGCCCATATAGGACTTAGATTCCTTTTACTATCCAACATCTTAGACTACTTGACTGGACCTCTAGGGTTCAAGAAAACTGTCGTTGTTACCTTATGATTGATCATCATCGGGTCGCATGTTCTTTTGAATGCGCACGTATCAGGAACTGGGCATGTCCCGTGCTGTGGGCAATACATGTTCTTGCCGTATACAGTCGTGAACACTACTGACAGGGGACTGAAAACACCTTGTGCTATATCCCCAACCAGTTTCTCAATACGATCGTACTTCTCTTCTGTCGTATGACCGTCCCATTGTCCGGTATACGGAGGAAGGCCTTCAAACAGATACATCTGACTATCATGAATGTGCCAGCTCAATTGACCGGCTGGAGTATTGATGTACACACAGTTGTGCCAGTCTTCAGACCATCCTTCGATTGCTGTCTTTGCTAAACCTGATGGGAACATTCTAGCAAGCAAAGCCACGAGACGATTGCGTTCCTCATATGCCGCATCCTTGCGTTTCTCTATGTCGAGATAGCATCTGGCCAGATTGGATTCGCTGTGTTTGATCTGCGCAAGCTCACGTGCTTCATCGTGATTGACCGATAAATTCTTTCGATCCTGATCAACATATTCTGGACTTGGTTCCGATCCATCGTCAGTCGTCGTCATCATCGTCTGTAATGTCCTTGAGATACTTTGGATTTCCATGTCTATCAGATTCTCTAACAGATCCTCCAGTTTTTCCACCATTCTTTCCTTTCTTGCTGGTTGTCACACTCTTACTCGACTGCGCATCCCGCTCTTCTGAGGTCATGCTACGAACCCTCATGTGTGCCATGTTGGTCTTGAGGTTGAAGTCGAACAGTTCACCGTTACGTGCTTTGATCTGCGAGATGCACATGATGCCTGCTTCCCGAGTTTCCTTTGTCGACACAAAGGTCCAGCAATAGTTCGAATGTTCCTTGATGGCCTGTGCATACCGAATCTTTCCTTCTTCTGATACTTGACAGAGTAGTACGATGATTATGTTGTGGGTTTCTGCATAGACCTTGCAGTAGCGAGCCACAGCACCGAGCTTCTGCCATTGATCATCACCATCAACGCCCTTTAGCAATGAGATATAGTCAATGACGATTACACTGGGATTCATTGTGTACGTACACGCTAGAATCTCTTCGATCGTCATGTCGGCTTTAGGTTTCCAGAAGGTGAGGCTACCTTCCTTCTCCTTACGACGCATCACAAACTTACGATACGCCTTCTTGTATTTCTTTTCCTCGTCGGTACTTAGTTTTCGGAACAAGATCTTGCGTACATCTAGTTCCGCTGCATTCGCCATTGCGCGCGCAGTCATCTCATCCTCGGTCATCTCGAGCGGCACCATGCATACGTGCTCACCCATTTCTGACCAATTGATGCCAAGCTGAGAAGCTAGCGTCGATTTACCGCCGCCGGAACTTCCACCGATTGTGAAAAGGTTACCGGGTGAGATGCCTCCGTTCTTGGAATCGAACTCATCGAATCCAGTAGGCAAATATTCCGCAGTGGACTTGTCTAGCAGTCGCTTGACGACAGCATCGGCGTTATTCCCAACACCAAAACGAACAACAACAGCGTCATCAGAACGCTTGCTGCGCAAACTAACCAGATCTTCCCCTGTCTGATCCAGTAGGTCTTCGACACTTACTTTCTCCTTGCGCAGTTTCTTGTGGATCGACTCTGATAGAGTTGCAAGTCCTCGTAATTGTCTATATTCGTTTAGACGCCTAACCGCCGATAGAGCCTCTTTGCGGCTTTTGATTGGCTCGATATCGCTCTTGGCGTACTTCTTGAGACGTGCACGTACTTCTTCACTGAGCTTCGGGTCTTCGCACAGATCACGCCACGAAGGTACTTCACCGTTTTTCTTTAGATGTTTTTGGATCCGGTGGAAAGTCTCTATGCTACTTTCTTGATAGAAGTACGATTCGTCAATACCACTAAGAACTGTTCCGCTTATTGATGGATTTCGATGTGTTCCGGCCTTCAGTACAGCTAGTTCTGTACGTGGACTGATTAACCTCATTCTTTACCCTGCGCCCACTTAATGTCGTCTTCTGTAATTGGTGAAGCGTGTAATACTCTACAGTATTCTTCCACAAGATCTCTGTGTTCCTGTTCTTCGGCCTTACCCTCGCGTTCAAGTTCGGTGCATCGTTCCCTGATTTCCTTTAGCCGTTGCCAGTCTACATTGTCTTGCATGCGATGCTCCTAGTAATTGTTATCCATTTACACAGTTAGAATGGCATCTTGGTATAACGGTCAACAATGTGCGCTGGAATCTTATCTTCAAGGCCATTCTCTTTCATTACCTCCATCATAGACTCCACTGCCATCGTTGCCATATCTAGGTCACGAACTAAATCTTGTCGATAATCCTTTCCTGGATTTCCTTTGGCAAATAGATCAGTCCACATGGTAGCACGTTGTCCCCAGTTTATTCCTGAAAGCCAATTGATCTTAGGACGTTCTTCTGTTGGAATGTAGTCAGACGCATGTTTGAAATCGTAAGCACACCTACGTGCCAATCGGATCAGCGTCTCATAGTCTGCTATCACATCTACATCAGGGTCTCTCCACCATAGCAGTAGTCTATAGTATGTGTGTCTAAACCATTCCATTACCGTCTTCCCATCCCTTGTTTGCCAGTTCCTGAACAATAGCAACATTTTACAATAGCAACATAGTGACCACAGACATCTTCTACTTGACCTGTTCCATTACATGCCTCACACTTTGGAAGAAGATCCCATTGTCTATAACGTTCTGTCCGATCCGCTTCACGCTCTAACTTACAATGTTGGCAACTACAATTTGGACAAGACATTATTGTGTTCTCACTTCTATTCGCACTTGTTCACCGAATACTTGACTGAAAATCCATCCAGTGATCCAACTTATGGCATACGCTTCCTGTTCTGGTGCTGGAAACTCCTCTTTAATGACGTCACGAATAGCTTGCCATGCATGTGTAGCTTCATGAGCAATCACTTCAATTTGCTCTTGTAGATTGTTCTTAACACATAGAGTCGGTAGACAGATGATACAGCGCAGACCGTTCCCCATGGCATTGGTAACTGTGCGTGTGCAATCACACAAGTCCCACTCGTGGGTCATCATCCACTCTTTCATCTCAGCATCCCAATCTTCCTTGGTCAAGCAAAGTCCGACTGGTACTGGATAGGGACCGCTTCTGCAGTTTGTGTCTATGTAGACTACACTCATACCTCTACCGCTTTCACGATCTTATTGGTGATGTAGCAGATGCCAGACAATGGCATACGCATGTGCTCGGTGAAGAACGTATATGGATCGCATCCGTTGACTACCACAATCTTCGCAATATCGGCATAGCTGACGAGTAGATCGCGTAGCTTCTCCTTCTTAGTTTGGCTGCTGTCCGGTCCGACATTGTTCAACACTAGCAGACTGATGTTGGCACGTTCTTGCAGCAGAGGACAATCGAATCCGCCTGTGACATCGTACCACTTCATCATCGTTAATCCTTGTCTATATGCTTGCTCCATCATCCACGCTGCAAGCAGAACTGCCTTCCCATCAGTAGGGTGGGACATGACACCGAACGTTCCAGGAACATGCGGATGATCCAGGAATTTGTCCATCATCTCAATCTGTGCAGCCTTTTGAAAGATCTTAGGTTTAAGACCATCCAGTGTCACCTTTAGTGTCGCTGGTTGGAAGTCGAATGGATGCTGCTTCTGTGCCATCCAGTTCATTCCCATCGACCGAAGTAGAGGCTTCAGCTCCTCGTCCAATTTGACTTTCGTTGTCTTGTTCATAGTTCTTTAGGTGTTCACACCGGACCGAATCGTCGATGTCGCAACTGCCGTGAGGACATACAGTTCCTAGTCTAGAGAAGTTCGCTGCAAGACATACATCGACTGTTCCATTCTGGCAATGGTGAGCGGTCAACGGTCTCCCAACGGGCTTAACGGCCTCTTGGCAATGCAACAATTCAGTTGTTGCTTCATTGTCGACTTTGTGACACCATATGTATCCGCAACGATCGCTATCCCTGCGCTTAAGCCATGTTCCTTCCATTCCCCATCGTTGGAAGAACGTTCCATTCGGAATGTCTCCAACTTGTTTTCCAGTCTCTGAGAATGGTGCTAGGCTTAAGAGCATCGTAGCAGCTTCGTCGAGAAGATCCGCTAGTCTATCTGGTTTGCCTTCTTGAACAGATTTACGCACAGGAATTTGCCTTCTGATCTGTGCTCTGGTCCGAAGTCTACTTACCAGCTCGTAGATGGTCTGTCGTTTAAGCTCTATTTCATCTAGACGCCTAGATGTAACCGCCTGCGTATTCGGCTGGACCGCGGCTCTTTCTGTTTTTGAAGTAGTCATCAAGTCTCACCTTTGTTTTAGGATCCATCATAGGCCTGAACGTTGGCCAGACGCAGCCAAAATGCTCTGCCCGCATACAATTCCGAACCATGTCGATGTCGTCAGCGAAATACTTGAATACTGGAACTGGTTTACTATCGTCTGGAGTCAACACACGAGAGAAGCGTTGATCTGCCTTAGGCAAATTGCTTGAAGGACTACACTGATACAACATTGAGGCACGGGGGATGTTAATGCCAGTAGACAACAGTCTCGTCTGCCCGACAAAGCATCGAAGTTTCCCGCGACGCATTTTGTCAATGAGTTCTTTGCGATTGCCTTTTACACGTTGTGATTTTGGCGTCCCTCCATGGAATGCTGCTGCGACATTCTTATCCATCAACATATTGATGGCTTGTGTGAGCGCTTTGATCACAGGAATGCGTTGCATTGGAATCAGCACAGTATGACCAGCCTTGATGTCCTTCACTGCTTCTTGAGCAATGAACTTCAATCGTTCCGGATGTTTTTCAAGTTTGTTGATTGCATATACCCATGACTGCGGCAATTTCCCAACAAATGGCGGATGTACGACTTCGATACGGGGGCGTAGTCGTTTGACCTTGTTCTCGTAGAAAATGTTGCCCATCAGTTTGTAGGTCACCCATTCCAGAGTGTCCTTACGTTCTGGTGTACCTGATAGACCAAACTTGTATCGCGCGTTGAACGTACCTAGGACCCGGCTGAATTCTAACGCTGCCGAAAACTGCACTTCGTCCAACACCAGCACGCTAAACATGCTGCTGATCTTTTTCAACAGCTTCTTGCCCCTTGGACTAAGAAATGTCTGATACGTGGCAAGGGCCACATCATAACGCTCAAAGTCTTCCAGCTTCTTTGCCATCCCCACACGCTTTGGACTGGCATTAGTCATCGCGTCCTGAGTGTCTGAACCGATGAATGTCTCTAAGAAGTTGTCAAGCCAATCCTGTTGCGAAGCAAGGACGATGGTTTTGAGCCCCATTTTCGCGATGACTGCGGCAGCCATAACAGTCTTTCCGGAGCGAGGTGGTGATTTGAGTACCCCACTTCGTACCTTGAGCATCTTCTCGACCGCGGGAATTTGATCGGCCTTGAGTTTGACTGTGAGTTTGAAAGGCTTCCGCATTGGGATCTCTGGGGTGAGATCCTTAATCTTAAGATCATCTCCGAAGATCTTCTTGATACCAGCACGGTCCCCGTAAGGGAGCCGAAGGCACTCCTTACCCTTGAACTCGACGGTTTTGTGTAGGCGATATAACCCTTTGTAGTTGGGACAACCCTCACAAATGTCTGAAGGGCGTTCTCCAAAGTATTCACATTTCTCACACACTTGCTCCTTGAGATAGATGTGCCGCTCATATCTACGCTCTACCTTTTCCATATGAATGTCTTCGACAAACTTCATAGGGACGTAGATACCGTCTTTAAGATATACTTTGACTGGAACTAGATCTCTGCTCATGTACTCACTTTACATGTCACTTCCATTGTGGAATCGTTCTATACTTGACCCCAGATTCGTTGCACATTGCTTGTGAGATTTCAATCGATTTCTGCCATTGTTCAGCGCGACTTGCATATTCAGGGTTCGGTTCAATGCCTACGACTTCCTTGACACCCGCTTGAATCACCACCTTGCAGCATTCATTACAAGGAATAGGAAACGTAGGCCACCAGACATACAATGTGCAACCCTTTGCGCGTGACCCCGCCATCAAGATGGCGTTGACTTCTGCGTGTACGACCATCGCGTACTTCGTTGGTCGATGTTGGAGACGATCGTCCGAGTCAACCACTCCACGTGGGAAACCATTGTATCCCATGCCTGTCACGATCTTGTCTGCATCTACCAAGACAGCACCAACCTTAGTCGATGGATCTTTAGACCACGATGCAATGTGTTCTGCCAATTCAAGGAAACGACGATCCCAAAGTTCACTCATGATTGTTCGTGCTTTCGTACCTTGGCCCTAACCATACGCACCATCTTCCTACCTTCACTTATGACATAAGCGCGCTCTTCTTCAAAGTCGATTAGTAGGAATTGACCTTCCTTTACGAGTAGGTCTTCTTCTAGATCCAGTCTGATATATGGACGCCCTTCAGTAAGATCAATATCAACCATCTTTGTGATCGATTTTGCAGCTTCGAGTTCCACGTTCACACACGCGTGACAAGTACGCTTCAATCTGACATCCGCCCGGCACGTAACTCGTGACGTATGAGGGGTTCTTGCACGTTGGGCACTTGATCGATTTGCCCCATGTTCCTGTTCTGATCTCACCTGCCCCTTGACAAGTCTCGCAAATAGGTCTTCCAGTTATCATGGTCTTGGATTCCTTCCGTTCTTAAGATTATCCCAGAGTTTGCCTACGCCGTATGCTATCAGAAATGGTATGAAGAAGAGAATAGTCCAGAGGTTCCACTTACCACGCACGTCAAACTCCTTAAATACTCTTCTTGTCATTTTTGTGACTATAGAGAATCTCGAGCGTCTTGATCGTATTCTTAAAGCTATAGCCAGTCTGGTCGATGTCTTTGATAAAGACGTCAGCTGTAGACAGTAGTCGCTTCAACTTGTGCATCAAGGACAAACCACTCTGGATATACTGGTCTGCGTACGAAAGGCGTTCGCCTTTCGTCTTTAGACCTTCCATGTTGTCACGATATTCGTGGATAAAGTGCTTGCGTATCTTGTCTACTGCTTCGGCAAGCATTCCAAGGTGATAGTCCACTTCGACGTAGATCTCGGCCATTCGGCTGCGATACGCACTATCTTGCAATCCTGCTTCTTGCACCGTGTCAACGCTAGGTCTCTTCACGAACAATGTTCGACTCTTACGGCCAGAATGCAAACGCAGCAATTCGGCGTGCAACTTTTCGATGTTGATCTCTTGTGCGATGTTCTTGACAATTCGTCGGAAGCGTCTATAGTGTTCGTCTGCTTTGACGCTGTCCCGCAAATCGTCCGGGTCCATTGTTTCATTTTTCTTGTGCTTGGGCATCTCGTTCCAGCTTTCTTTCAAGTTCGTTTAGGCGCTTCTGCCTGCGTTCGTTCTTCTCGCCTAGATTCCAGTAGGTTGGTCCATACTCTGCTGAAGCAGCGCACGAATGACAGCATATACCCCATGTGGACCACGCCGTATCTTCCATTTCTTGAATGCGTTGTTCAGTTCTACTAATCGCAGAACGCAAATTGGTAATCTCACGTTTAATTGGGCTTCTAACTCGTGATTTCCTGAACAATGCAAGCAAACTCATATGGTGACTTTCTTAAGAGACCAGCATGTCCACTTCTCAAAGAGGTTGAGTTCTTTTACCACTATCTTAGTTCCGACAGGTGACTGCATGTTCAGCATACGTTCAACATCTCTGCGGAATGCATAGTCTCCGTTTAGGCGGACATCAACTACATTGATCGCTGCCAAATCTTTAGTGTTCTGAAACACTATCCCACGTGCGAAGAATGGATACCCGCGCTTCATTACTTCGTCTTTAATGGCAGTAATGATATCGTCTAATGTAACAATACTCATGTTAGACCTCAAGATTTTCTCTGATAGATGTCTTGATCGCAGGACTAACTATCAGTGTCGCTTTGTTCTTTTGATGGAACATATGGAAGCCGCGTTCCTTTACTACAAGATCCATGCTGAATCCGGCAGGAATCGAGCGTTGCACTTGTTCGGCAAACACACCACTGTATGCCATTATGAATGATCCTTCACAACGGCAATGAGCTTGTGTGTAAAAAATGTTCCCAACTATTCTATTGCGTACCCCGAACGAACCGTCTACCGGTCTATAGATTTCCCCAACATGGAAGTAGGTGCTGACTCTGTAAGCAGTATCCCGAACGTAGAACGGGCCGCTTTCGCACTCTCTCCGAAACAAGAGATAATACTGCTGACCCTTTTGCATGAAGGGCGTTATGACGTTCAGATTATACGACTGACTTACTTCAAGTTGCATCTCTTTATTAAACCAAACTCAATAGATAAGAGATCTTGCCTTCCTTCAGCAACAACAATTCCGACGTTGCCTGCAACTCCAGTTGTTTTGCCGATGACTTGTTGACAATTGATGAGAAGAAGTTCAGATCACATTTAATCTCAATGCGTTTAACTGGTTCTTCTAGTTTCATCGTCATGGCTGTGTTGCCTACAGTTGCTTTGAGTTCAACTTTTGCCTTGTCTCCTTTGGCAGTCAGGGTGAATAGGCTGTCCTTATCGTATACAGCACGACTGTTAGACAAGAAATGTTTCACCTTGTCTGTGTTGAGAACCAAACGTTTGTATTTCAATTCTTTCACAGACTTGGCTAGCCCAATCACATCGGCTAGTTGCAACTGTTCACCTTCTTGTTGAGGAAGTGCCAACGCTACCTGGATCACATCGTTGAACGCATACAAAGTGGTGTCTGTGATAACAAGGCGATACTTCTGTCCACTCAATTCCTTGGTCAAGGTATTGAACTGACCAATGGACGGCAATACGAATTCAAACTTCTCTTTAGAGGGGGTTTTAAGTCTTAGGAACGCTGATTGCACGAAGTCGAAGCAGGCAACGAACGTGCCGTTCGGTCCGCTCTTAATCCCAATTGGACACTCAGAATACGTGCTTAGCAATGGACGAAGCTCTATCTTTGGCAAGTATCGAAGCAGTTCTGCCATTAACTTAGACCCAAGAACAAAACCTTCGCTGCCAGATAGCACTTCTTTCGGAACTACTTCTACAGGCTGCCCATCGATGGCAGTGATGTCGACCTTGAAGTTACGACTCTTGATCTTCAATGAAGATGAGCTAACTTCAAACTCCAATTCCTTCAGCTTATCTGTCGTGCTTACAAGAGTGGCAATGTCGACCGTCACCTCTTGCTTGCTTTCCTCATCCGATTCAATATCGAGCTTAACACGACAGCTGTTCGATTGACCAGCACCCTTTATGATGAGTGTCTGTCCCTTGAATACCAATGTGACAACCTCCGGCTGTGCTAGCTTCTGCATAGATTTCAAAGCCGTGCCAAAGATTGCGTTGTCGATCTTAATGGTCATTATTGTTCCACGTTCAAAACGCCAAAGGGCCATACGAGTGGCCCTACGTTTACTTTACAACTGACTGTCCATTTACAGCCAATGCAAGAAGTCTTTGTCTGTCATCCTCGGTGAGCAATTCTTGTATTCCGAGCATTAATCGTCCGTATCCTTTAGGATCGAACAGTTTTGCGATCTGTCTAACTCGCCTAATCTGATCATCACGTTCACGCGCATCGTCGTCAGATACCGTGTCCTCAACGTCTTCCAAGTCTACATGTTCTACACGTGTGCCCCCAATCTTCTTATGCAGCTGGCTTCCGTCGTTGCTCGATCGCTTTTCTACATTGTTCCGCGCACTCTTGAGCCATGAATTGATGTACGAAGTAAGAACACCTTTATCTGCATCACACTTGTCAATGGCTTTTGACATAGTCATCATATAAGATTGAACCATGTCGCTAAGATTCTCAGTTTCACTGATGATCTTCTTTTCAAGCAGGTCAGCATAATCCGACTGCGCTTTACTAATCGTCATTCGTGTGAATTTCTCCATAATCTGTTCCTTGAAGGTCCGTGCCTTCTTATACCAGAATAGAACTGTGGAGAATGTCGAATGCAAGGAATAACCTTGCCGCATGAGAGCCGTCTCATGCAGTTCTTGTATCGCTTCTAGAACCTCTGCATTTCCGATAGCTATAGACAGTTTGGGATAATCGTTGACAAGATCGAGCCAGCGTGTGATGCACTCGAACAAGATGTTGCGATGCAACTTCATGCGCTTGACCAACTTCACCTTCTGTTTCGGATCAGCCGTCAAGAAGAATAGGGTGCTCAGTGTGGCTAGTCCAACACGACCGGCGCCACACGTCTTGCGCTTTGGGTTCATGGTCTGCCAACCAATGATCTGTGACAAGAATACGTCAAAGAACTTGGTTGTGACCAGGATTGGTGTCAGTGACTCATACAACAAGTTATCAAGAACAGTCAAATATTGATAGCTTGTAAGATTGACCCCTATCTTCTCGTTAGTCCCCTTTAGGGTGGCAAACGCTTCACTATGCTGATATGACTTCCCTGACACGCTAGCCTCAATTTCCGTACGTATGAATCATCGACTGGACTGGTGTTCCAGTCATTTCAGACACAGTCTGCAAGGACCGTTCCAAAGATAGCCTGTTCTCTTCAGTTTCAAGATGACAATCTACGAAGATTGCTGCAAGAGCTGTTCTGCCACGAATGATACGCAAATTGCCATCGTAAGTGCTGACGGGTGTGATGGTCACTGAATCCGGTACGTACTTACGCAATTCATATGCTGCGGCATCTGCTATCCCAAGACGGCTCGCGATAACGAAAACTGTTGGGTGACTTACCTTCCCAACAACTCTGAAAGTGAGTGCAGCAATTTTTGTAATGATGTCTTCTGTCATGTTCATTTCCTTTTGAATGGTTTGAAATACCGTTCACCAAAACGGTTGACAATCATGTCATCCACTTCGATAGTCATGCGATCTTGATCATCAGTTGCGCAACGATACGCATAGTTTAGACTCTGCTCCATGCCAGCTATCGCCTGAGTAGGGAATAGCATGTTTTCCAAGAAGACTATTCCTACATAGTACTTCCATTTGAACACTGAGCCGGACTTCACCTGATCGTAACCGCACCCCTCAACATATAAACCACCTAACAGGAATTTCTTGAGTTGTGTGCCAACATCGATCGCGTCCTGTTCGGTCATACCTACTATTCCAACTCCAGCGATGTTCGAAAACATCCGCGGTAAAGTATACCGTGCAATCTCGTTAAAGAGTTTGGAGATCTTTTCGAAGTCTACTGTTGAACAGTCGATACTCATGCTACTTTCCCCTTTCGTAGCAGATCAGAACCGAACTCAAAAATATGCTTGCAGCAGCCGGGTCTCCATTTTGGGTTGCGTTCGACTGGAGGCTGTCCATTGGAATGTTTGATGCGAGCCGCCCGTTTCTGGTTGAGAGCAAACTCCCAAACGGCCCAAAAGTCTTCACAGTCACATTCAACTACCACCTGCTTGCCATTAGTTTCCACAATGGTTTGGTGCATGACGGGGGTGCCTTTCTTCGGCAGACCGTTAGCATCGTGCGTGGAATACGTCTGAGCAATGTACTTCAATGTCCCGTATGAAGTCTTCTGCATCTTTGCGCTTCTTACATGAACAAACTGCGCATTGTCACGACGAGACTGCGGAGTCTTGGCTAGGATTTGAACCATCGTCATTGACGGTTTTAATGGCATCGGTTGCTCCTTGTAATATTACCACGAGCTTGTGGCCGTAAATTTACGTGGATCTTGCATTCTCATTTGCTCGCGCAAATTGTCTATTGCTTTTTGAAGCTGATAGCATTGCTGATCGATGAAGTCGTCATAGGCTATCCTAGCGAACACCATGTTACCAGACATGTATGTTTCCATACACTGATAGGCCATACTGGTCTTCAATCGATCTAGACTGGTTTGTACAGCCTGCTTCAAGCCTTTACTGTGTTCGATACGTTTACGTTTGAAGTCCCTGAATTTGCCACGGTTGAACTTGATTGCCGTATATTCTTGAACGTTCTTTAGCATGACCTCAAGTTCGTCTTCTTGAAGTGCTGCATAGGCTGTTCGTGCTTCGTGGAAAGTTCCGTGCAGCTCTGCATCCTTGATCTTATCAGGATGAGTTAGCTTGGCTATCTTGAGGAACAGTCGTTTACACCGTTCCTTCTTCTTGCGTTCTAAGAATTTCTCCTTACGCATTTCTGGCGTTAAGTCTTTATCGTCCAATGCGTCTATAGCTTTACGTGCTTCAGCTTCCGCCTCCGCTTCTAACTTGGCTCGTTCTTCTTCCTCGTTAACACCGTCCTTGTTTCTCATCGTGAATGGATCAATAGACGCGTCTACCGGGCACTGTCCTTGCAGCTCACGCAATGTATTCAGCTTGAGGTACAAACGTCTTGCTATTTCTGGATATTTGAAACATAGAGCGTTAAGTGATCTGCCGATCTGGCTTTCTAAACCATGCGTAAGACTCTGTAGTTCTTCGATTTCTTTCTTTAGAACAACGATTTGATGATCTAACGCTACATCTATCAGCTCCGGCACTTTCTCTATGACGACTAGTGCTCGATTGTTAGGTACGAGGGCATATTCCATTCTTCTAATTGCGCTCTACTTTCGCACGTGCTAGAGACTCTTCGAGCAAACGAACGCATACCTCCGGTAGTTTCTTTTTCTGAGCATAAAACGAGAAACACTCAGCAAACAGCTCTTCAACGTTTTTCGTGGCGTACTCAGTGACCTTGGGTCTCAGGTCGTGCGTGTCAATAAGGTGATCAGGCCAGAAGTCGGCGATATCTTTTGTATTGCCAGCACGCCACATAATTTCTAGTTCGCGAGGTGAGATCCTGTGTGTTTCTTTCAACCATTGCAAGATAGCTTTCTTGAAACGCGGATGACAATCGGCGGTCGCTTCCTTCAGAGCCGCATTGAACGAGACTTGACTCTCGTCCTGTTCAGCAATACCATGAAGTATCTTGTCAAGTTCTTTGGATGGAACCTTCACTTGTTCGATTGTCTTCTGGTACAGTCGGAGCCAACGGTTGCGCATCTTGTTGGAAAGAACGCCGTTGAATCTGATAACATGCCCGAACTCGTGTAGAATTACATATTCCATTGCCTCGTGGTTACCCATCGAAAACTCTGGCGCGTACCAGACACGATTCGGCTTGTCCTTGCCTCCATGCTTATACATCCCAGCGTAACGACCTGTCTTGGCACGAATCTCGGTTTCGAACAGTCCATTGGCATATGCTTCCAGACCGAGCTTCTCGACTATCTTGGCACTGCTGTCTAGGCCCTTCTTCAAGACCTTCATGATGCTGTCTTCTGGCTTGATGAAGAAGTGGATCGGACCCCAGAAACTATGTTCAATGGTCTTTCGATATAGGTTGTTTAGATCGAATCCATGTACACGACCAGGAAGTGGGTTGACACCTAACACTACCCGGATCTGCTTCTTCTGGACTTCGATCACGTCGCGCTTTATGTGAACATCTTTCTGTGGCACCACCAGCGCACACTCACCTTTGATCTTCTCGATCTGTGCCAAAAACGGTTTATCGTCACCGACTTTAACGATAACGTATTGTTGTTCCTTCATGTTTTCTTTCCTAAATACAATGGACCGTTTGCGGCACGCCCAGGATGACGCTCTCCCAACCATAGAAACGTAAATGGGATCTTAATGTAGACCCATCCTATTGATATGAAACCAATGTTCTGCTTCCTCAACGAGTCACATATTATGTTCAGGTTGGAGTCCTGTTTTTCACCCCTGACGATCACAAGTCTTCTTCCTCATCCTCGATGGAAGTATCCATGTCATCTTCGAGTTCATCCATCTCAACATCGTCATCGAGTTCTATATCGTTGAGATCAAAATCTTCGCTGCTGGCTTCGGTGTCCGTATCGGTAATGCTCATCACAGTCTCCTCAGATTTTTGAAGTTTGTTGTCCGTGCCATATAATGCATGGCCTCATCGATGTCTTTGAATTCAATAGCACAACAGTTTTCTCCTGAATGGCATCCACCGCGTTCGCTACCAAAGAAATGTATACCGTTCGTCACTTGACCCCCGTCTAGAAGTATTGTGCGCGCTTCTTCAGCCGTAAGATACTCAGTCTTGACTTCGTTCATGTTCGTCTTCCAAAGAGGCCCTTGATTGATGCTGCTTTGCGCGTGTCGCCAAGCAGTTTCAGCGAATCAGGAATTTTCCAGACGTGTTCTGTTAGTTCTTTGTCAAAGTCTTGTATAACAAGGTCTTCGAGTTGATACGTTACGTCTGTCTTAAGAGTTACAAGTGCTCTTGCCAGCTGCAACTGTGCTGCGTGAGGTTTGAGCAACGCACGACCATCGCGGGTATCCAAGGCCCGCTTGATTGACCCATATTCTTGTAGAAATTTGATTGCGGTCTTTGGGCCAAATCCGGGTGTGCCTGGAATATTGTCGACGGCGTCTCCGAGTAAGCACAACAAATCTCGCATTTGCTTGGGACGAATTCCCCACCGCTTCTTGATCCATTTTTCATCAACCAGCACCTTGTCTTTTGAGTTGTAGATCTTTACTCTATCGTTAACGCAATAGTTCAGGTCCTTGTCGCCAGTGTTGATCTCAACGAACGCTACATCATACAAGGATACAGCAGCGCTAGCCATCAGGTCATCCGACTCATGCTTACGCTTATGACTGTACGTTAAGCCTGCCATCGTCAGAATCTTCTTGGCTGGTTTGATCAACGTGCCTACTTCGATCTTCGTGTGAATCTCTGTACCGTCGTGTTTAATCAATGTCGTTCCTTGACCCGGCTTCCCACGATTGGCTTTGTATTTCTTGTAGATGTCCTTACGGAAGGTCTCAGGTCCATCAAAACAAACTAGAACATGAGTGGCCCGACGCTCCAATGACACATTACACACCATAGACAAGAAACCAGTCAGCGCGTTCTTTTCCAAGTTGTCTGGGTTTCGGTGTTTGGCTGCCATCGAAAATGCGCGATGTAGGATCCAATTGCCGTCGTGCACAAGGACCTTAGCCATTGAGGATGCGACGAAGGAAGCCTTTGCGCTGTGACATGGCTTTGATCTCTTCTGCCATCAGTCGACCCAACTCTTGCTGGAACTTTCGGTCTTCCTCCAGCATGAATTGTTGCACGGCGTCAGCGTACTTGTCGTCGAGCAGGTCGCTCTCTGTGATGATGACCTTGTGCTTGAACTCTTTCGCTGGCGGAAACGGATCGCTCTTCAGGAAGTTGTCACTGATGCCGAGTGCTCGCAGTTTGGCTGCGGTCTCTTCATCGTTGGGTGTGAACTTCCAGAAGTCCTTGTCCTGTGGCGTGACGATCTTCTTGACTGGCATCAAGATCTCGGACTTGACTATTGCAGGAGCTATTCCTGCCATCAACATACCTTTTAGGAAACTTCTTCGTTGCATGTTAGTAAATCCCATTATCGGTTAGATCAAGAGTCTTGTACGCCCACGCACGTTCTTGACATTGAAAGCAGTTCCCGCAGCGTAGGTCCTGACTAGCAAAGCATGTATGTGATTCTGTCTCAATGAAAGTCAGTCCTAGATTGTACATCAATTGGACAACGTGAGACTTGTCGCAGTGTAGAAAAGGCAGATGCCATCGCTTGAACGAAAATTGTTTCTCGACAGGTGTCCGTTCAGGTGCCTGATCAACACGCACTCCTTCTGGATTGGAAGTATCTGCACTAAATACAGATTTGTATGGACTATTGTCTAAGAAAGGAATTGCCGGAACTGTCAAGCAGTCCTTATCTGCAGTTCCAGGTGGTAGTGGCAGGCTAATAGTGTCAATTTGTCTCTGGAATAGACTGCTTATCCTGTCAATCATGCGTGCAAAGAACACCTCAGTACCGAATCCACGTCGAACGTTGATAGCACAGAACGGAACGGTCGACCCCTCAAGCAAATAAGTCTGTAGGATTAGACACATCATCACTGAACTGTCCAATCCGCCCGACATCAGAACACCAAATGGCTCTCTCGGGATTGTGATCCGTATTGTTCGTACACCAGTCGGTGTATGCGTTTGGAAGTCCATTACCCTGGACCTGTACTAGAAGTTCTTTGTGCAGACTTCTTAAGTTCTGCATTCAGCCTATCCATATGAATGCGTCTTTCTTCTCGCTCTCTTCTGCGCTTTAATTCACGTGGATCTTCTGGGATCCTTTCTTCTACCACTACCGGAACATCTTGCCATTGACCGTCTATAAACTGCTGTAGTTTCTCTTCGTATACAAGTTCCAAAGGATTGTCGCCACCGTAACGGATCTCGTGCCCCGGAGGCGTGCGCCATCTGTGATTGTAGCGCAGAACACGCAATCTTGCTTCAGCTACTAATGTCATGATAATTCTTTCCGAAGACGCATAAGTGTCTTACCCAAATTGTTTTGACCTACACCGTCACAGACGCCCCAAAACGTATCGTTCCAGTCGTTGGTTTCTTCTAGATAGCGGTCAGCAGTTCCCGCCAGAAGGAGGCGCAACTCTTTGTTCTGTACAAATTTACACCTTAGGACATCATACATTTTATCTAAACGTATTTCATCCCAATTGGGGCGCAGTTTTATTCTAGCACTTGTTCCGAAGATCTTGGCTTCTCTAGGAGTTTCTAGCTTTGAAATCTCACGACGTTGCATGATCTTTAACGTCTTCATTGCCATGTATGCGTGTTCTGACGATGGATACGTTATTCCTTGCACATACACAGGACACAGATGAAAGTTTGATAGAAAGCGATAGCGACCAAAGAAGCCGCGTATCATCTTATCCGTTACGGTGGGCAATCGATGACCGTCTTCGTAGTACATTGTTCTTTATTCCTATGCTAATCGCTTAAGACAGACTCGTAACTCCTGTAATCTGTGGCTGATCATCACCTGGATTAAGTCCGGAAAAGAAAATTCGCACTTTCTGTCCTGGACGGAACTGGCCGGGATCGAAATTAGGCCCCACCGTCTGCTGATTTAGCACGTATATATCAGTTGGTGATTGTGCGATCATGCCCATGACGTCTGGTCGTTCGATGGTGATCACCTCTGCGTCTACAAATGTGGTCATGGTGAGTTAGAGATTACATACGAGCCAATAAATACGACGGCGAGAAAGAGCACGATCATCAGTATTGGCCACAACCAATGTCCGTCGTCTAGAAATTTTGCTTCTGGGTCAAGACCAGTCTTTGGATTCATCATACTTCAACCTTCTTCATGTCCAAACCTTTCCTAATGTGTTTGGGGGCCATATTGATCAATGGGTAGACCTTGTGCCCAAGCTTCTCATCGATCTTGCGTTCCAATCGCTTACTGTCAAAGCAGAATGGCTCTATCGGACACTTAGAGTAGTCGTTCATCCAATTCGTGCGATAGTCATGAGCAGAGCTACAAAGTTTGCGAGCTTCAATCTCTTTGAAGTGCTTCAGGCTGTGTGCTCGCAATACCATCCGATGAGTTTTCACCCATTCATCCATCTCGCGTTTAAGTGCCTTCTTCTCTGATTCCGGTACCGTTACGTATACGATGTTCCGATTCTTCTCGCCTAATGGTACATCACGATTCAGGTAAATGAGTGCCCATCCGTGCACCTTGATGTTGTAGCACAACTCTAATAACACGACATATCGCTTTATCTGCTGCACATTGTATGCGTATGGAAAAACAGTATCGTCTGTACGACCCTTGGCAATTTTACTGGTCGTCGCAGTCTTATAGTCGATGACAATGTAGATCCACCGATCACCCATCTTGATCTTGACCAAACCATCAAGATGACCAACGACTGTATTCTTATACTTTACTTCAAGCTCCTCGTAGACGGGCTTGGACCCACATTTGCATAAACGAAAGGTATGAAACTTGGTAAACTTACCACATTCATTGCACTTCCAATTCCCAACGATGAACTGGTTACGTCCTATATGGGATTGGAATGTTGTATGCGCAGCTGTCCCCACCGCTGTAAAGTATCCACCTGCTAGTTCGCTGGTTTCTCCCTCTGTTAATTGCTTTGGTGCCGTCAACAGTTTTCTTAGTCCACAATACGGAAAGCCGGATGGCCTCAAGAAAAAGAAGCGATCCGGCTTGACAGGATGGTCTACAATCTCTTCTTCTGCTTCGTTCATCAAACGATGAAGAAGCATTTGAAAGTCTTTGTCTGTTGCGTCTGGTTTTACTTTTAATGCCATCTGCTAGATCCAGACATCGATTCCAAATGTTCTTGCAACGGAGTTTTGCAGATTCGGATATTTACTTCGTACACGTCACCGGGCTCACGTTCAAATGTCAGATAGAATCTATCCTTTAGATGCGGATTACGTTCCAAGATAGTGGTTGTGATCACAGCTTCTAGTTCGTGATCCAACGATGCGGGAACGTAAATCTTCTGCTCGAAATTCGATGTGACATGATCACAGAAAATGTCAAGTGCATTGGTCATCAATTCGATTGTGCCTTCGACATCAACAATATCAGCTGCAATCGAAGGTTCCATCTCTAAATTTTTAATCATCATGGCGTTAACTCTTTTACTACGCATTGGCGCGGCTTTCTACACAAATCATTTACAGGTCAAGCAATATGGTTGGTGATGGCCCACCCACGTTAATGCATAAAATTACGGGCGAGAGATACCTGCACCTTGTAAATGAGAAGCATATGGACCCTAGTAACGTTGTCCAATAGAGTGGAAGCAAGATGATGGGATTTGCCGTCAATAACACAGACGATAAAGTGCGTCTGGTACGCGAAGAGCTCAATACTCTTCCAGGCCCAAAGAAAGATTTGGGATCAAAATTCATGATCTGCTGTCCTTATCACAACGATAAGAATCCCAGTGCGATCATCGGTCTTGATCCGGCTGAACGAGAAGGTCCAGTTGGGTGGATGTTCTGTTTTGGCTGCGATAAAAGTGTTAGCTGGAATGATCTAGCGACTACCTTGAATTTAAGGAAATTCGCTAGACCAAAGAAGCTAGAACTCAAGCACTTTGCGGATCCAAAGTCATTCCGAGACGATTTATTTGGATCACGGTCAGAGAGACTAAAATTCCCAGAACTTAAGGAACTTGATTTTCAAGATGATTTTCCATTCAAGAAATGGAGAGGAGTGAAAGTCGATCTTTTGAAAAAGATTGGAGCGCAGTATGTGCTTCATAGCGGGTGGGGCGGAATGCCGTTTGTTTGGCTTCCAGTCTACATCAACAAAGAACTTCGAGGTTATGTCAAGGCAAAGATTGAAAAACCAAAAGACGATAAGCCTTCGTACCTTAATGCGAAGGCAGAGGATGGAATAAACTGGAGTAGAAAGTGGGGTCTTCTATACTTCGATTATGCCATCAAGTTGATGAAGAAGCAACGTCTGAAGACGATGGTACTGTGTGAAGGCCCGCGTGATAGTCTAAGATATCTTGATCGTGATATTCCAGCCACTTCGGTATTGGGTGCCATGAATTGGAGCTCACACAAACGCGAACTGCTAGAAGATGCGGGTGTAGAGAACCTGATCCTGTCCTTCGATGGTGATGATGCTGGAATCAAAGCGACTCGTGCCGTGTATAAGAACTGCAAGCACTTCTTCGACGTGAAGTATCTTGCTCTGTGGAAATACCGTACACCTAGGTTGGGCAAGAATGGGAAGCAAATGACCAAGGATCTAGGAAATGGTAAGAAGCAGTTACTGTGGGACAACGAGATGGATCCATTTTCGTGTCCAGATAAGTACATTGACTCAGTAGAAGGAGCGCTAAGATGAAAACACCTGATGCAGTCTTTGCCCATTTTGAGGCTATGTATGGACTTCCGAGGTTGGCGAAAGAGGTAATGCGATTCGGAACTGGAACACCCTTTAATGCGGACGATGTGATGCCACAGATGTTTGAAAAGATGCGGAAAATTATCGGCGGCATCTACGCACAGCAACTTTGCATCAGCATGGTTAACTCAGCGTGTGTGGAGTTAGTAGCACGGAAGGATATATCATGAAAGTAGATTTAAAGCCAGTCGTGAACTATGATGCAAAAGCCCCTGGAACCAAGATCGTGCTAGGAGAACCAGCGATTGTCTGGGCGCTAAATCATCCACTATCTCCAGACAAACCGGATACAGCGTTTACTAGTAAAGTAATAGAGATCGGTGAACGAGGGGTGTTTCAAACACGAAATTCGATATATGTTCCAATCGAATTACCTCCTGATGCACTAACTGCGTACCTAAGCGGACAAGTGGACGATTTGGTAAAATTCCCGGGAGAGGATCACGGATTATGACTAGCCCTACAAGAAACGGTTTAAGATCTGTGCAAGAACTTCTGCGTTGGAGGAATGCCCACGATCTATGGTTTGCGCATATGATAGTTGCTGCTCAGTACGGACAACCGTTCAACGAACCTGAGCCAAAGATCGAGGACTATCAGAAGAAGGACGAGCCCTACCAAGACGATCGTATCGTGTTCGGCCCACCAGAAGATCCAAATCTTGACAATGGAATGGTGTGGAACAATGAACCGTGTTGCGATCATTGTCTTGGACTGCACAAGACAGAGGATTGTTCTCTGAAAAATGAAGAAGAGTCCGAGCCAACTCCAGGAACATGTCCGCGCTGCCGTGGTCATCACGACGAAGGCATCTGTCCGTATTTTTGCCACTATCATGACAGCTTCTTATCACATCCTGATACCAACTCGCGGCCGAACGAATAGTCAATTGACAGTCGAGCGCTTGCCGAAATACCTGCACAAGCACATCACACTCGTGTGCCCTGCTGAAGAGGTGAAAGCACTCAAAAAGAACTACCCTACTGTGAACGTGTATCCGCAACCGGAGTTCATCACTTCTCTGTACAAGAAGCGTGAGTGGATGATGACTGTGCTCGGCAAGTTGCACAAGTTCACTTTCATGTTCGACGACGATCTGTACTTCTACGTCTTCAACGGTGAGAAGCACACTGTCGCGTCTTCGGAGAAAGAGAAGACGAAGGAGTTCTGGAGCAAGACACTTCCTGCACTCTGCAAGAAGTATGCGTGTGTCGGTCTCGGCACCAAGGCGTTTGCACCGAAGGGCGGAGTCAAAGAGAACTCGCACCTTGGCTTCGCTTTCGGTATGTCTCAGAAGGCCGTGAAGAAGATCGTGTGGGGTCGTCTCCGCTACTACGAAGACATTGACTACACACTTCAGCTTCTGAAAGGTGGTGTTCGTCTTGCTTTGACCTACGACATGGCCGTTGCCCAACGTAAGGCGGACGCACCTGGAGGCTTGAGCAATGAACGCACACGCGAAGCGGCACAGAAGTCCTTCCGAAAGCTTCTGAAGTTGCACCCTGACGTTGTCAAGGAGAAACCGCCTTCAGCAGCGCACCCAGACTCCAACACCAGAGTCAGTTGGCGTGGCGCAGCTAAGATCGGAGGCCTTGTATGAGAGATCGTTGGCTTCTTGAGAACGAGGCTCGTGCTACGCTCGTTGAACTTGGATTCGATGGTGAAGACTGGAAGCTATGGCGTAGGAAGTGGCGGGACCTGAGAGGTAACGCAAACCTTCACGGTCGCAAATGTTTACTGACATTCCGTCAATACATGAAACTCGCTAAACGTGCCGACGTACAGAAGCCGCATCAGATCGGAAAGTCTAAAGGCAAGTTTCAGATGGGCAGGATCGGCGACGTTGGCAACTACGAATGGGGCAACTGTCGTTTCATTCCGATGGAACAAAACTTGGCAGAACGCGCTTCCAACGGTGGCAACATCGAGATTGGTCGGAAGCTAGCGCGGATGTTCAAAGTGACTTCACCAAGGTGGAACACTTACATTGGAGACAATCTCAAGAGATTCTGCCGTCGTTATGGACTCGACTACTCCTGCATGAAAGCGGTATGCGGAGGTAAGAAAGAACATCACAAAGGTTGGGTCGGGAGTTACGCATGAGCTATGGAATCTACCTCCTAACTCGAGGACGAGTAGGTAAACAGAAGACGTTGAAGTACGTCTCACCAGAAGCACGCAAGCACATCACGATGGTGTGCCCACGTTCAGAGATCAAAGCGCACAAGGCAGAAGACTACGGTAAGGGGCTCTCGTTCCTTGGTACGTCGGACGACATTCACTTGGAACGTAAACGCTACAAGACGTTCGAGCATCATCAACGTCAAGGCGGCAAGTACGCTCTGGTGCTGGAAGACGATCTCGGCCTGTTTGCATGGGACGAGGAACAGAAGAAGCACCTATCTGGTCGTGACGATCCTTCGATTACCGATAAGTGGCTGTTGAAAGACGCACCGAAGCTCTTCAAGGAGCACTCGATGGTCGGGGCTGGTCCTTACTTCCGACACAAGGATGCTATCGCACAGTACGGGATGCAACGCTACAATCACAAGTGCGTGTGTCTTGCTGGCTACGATGTGGATGTGCTGTTGCGTCTGGTGGATAAGGCAGCTACACGGAACATCTGGGGCATTGACACCATCCACAATCTGTATGTGTTGACTGCCGGATACAAGTCGGTGATCGACTACCGCTTTCTGTGGAGTACTGCCTTCGATCCGAAGGACAAGAGCGGTGCTGGCTCACAACGCAAGAAGGAAGATGTGCTGGACTCTTTCCTGAGACAGATGGTATTGTTTCCAGGTCTCATCAAGCGCGGCAAGCAGGCTCAGCACGTTGCGTCGTTTCTGCGTGTGGACTTCATGAATGCGCCTGGATTGGATCTCGATCCGGAGAAGCGTGCCAAGTTCATGGAGAAGGGCAAGAAACTGTTGGCCGAGGAGCTCAAGTTCCAAGGCAAAGACAAGGCATATTTGAAGAGGCTCCTCAGTGATTATCAGTGACCACAAGAAGTTCATGTTCTTGCATAACCCGAAGGCAGCAGGAACGAGCATCCGTCGAGCTCTCTTCGAGTACGACACCAACGAATACCAACTGGAGTACCAGCGGTACTTCGCTGGAATCGATCGCGTTGTGGAACTGTTCCATGTGCCAGCCGCAGAGCTCAAGACAGTGTGGCCGCGCATCAATCTGAAGGAGTACTTCACCTTCGGATTCGTGCGTCATCCGTACGATCGTCTGTTCAGCGCATGGGACGAATATCGCAGGCAGCATCCAGATCAAGTCAATGCGGAGTTCAACGAGTGGGCGCGCAAGCACCTGACGCGTGCCAACGTGCGCTACGACTGGGAGTTCACGCACTTCTGCCCGCAGTATTACTTCTTCTACGAGGGGAACAAGTGTATTGCTGACTACATCGGAAGGCACGAGAATCTGTACCGTGACTGGCGAAATGTGTGCCGTCTAGCCGGAATCGAGTACAAGGAACTCGGACACGAAAAGGAACACGGTAAATACAAGCTACCGTCGCGCCTTGGCCTGTCGGATATCGCTGAGGATGTGTTGGAACGCATCCATGATATCTATGAGATGGACTTCATCCTGTTCGGGTATCAGATGCCAGCCACAGCAGAAATCGCGCGTGGTCGTCATCTGAACGTGATCGAGCGAAACACCCATCCATGGTATAAGTACGATCCATGTGGAGATGTTCGCAATCTCTCTGTGCCTGAACAATGTGGATACTGGCGCGAGGCTGCCGCAGAGCAGATGGACCGTGCTGACGGCTATCTGCGTCAGCTCGAAGAACTGAGGAAGAAACATGGCATATAAGGATGACACTATCATCTACATCCCAACTTACAGACGGTTGAAAGCACAGACAACGCTTGCCCGCATTCCACTTAGTAGTGGTGTGAAGAAGGGCCGTGTAGTCCTAGTGTGTGTCAAGGAAGAAGCAAAGAAACTGGAGCGCAAGTACGAGGTTCCAGTGCTGATCCAGCCGGACGATGTGAAGAACATCGCACAGAAACGTGCATGGATCATTGAGCAATGTCGGTACGACCGTATGGTCATGCTGGATGATGATCTCCGCTTCTGCTATCGACCTACCTTCGCCGAGAAGAAGCTGATCACCATTCCGAACGACCACGAAGGTGGCAATCGTTCGTGGCTCAACTTCGAGCGGGCGTTGGAACACTACGCACACGCGGGCATTGCTGCTCGCATGGGAGCGCAGGAGAAGAACTTCCGCTGGCAGATCAACACGCGCATGATGTACGTGCTTGGTTATCAAACGAAGATCATCCAGAAGAAGTGCAGGCTCGGTTCCATGGGTACTCGCGAGGACATGGACTACACTCTGCAACTCCTGCAGCTTGGATACCGCAACATCGTGAGCTATCGTCTGCTGGTCGATCAGCAATTCGCTAAGCACGGTGGCATGACCGAAGAGCGCACAATCGAGAAGTCCGATCGTGATGCTGAGAAGCTTGCCAAGCGGTATCCAGGCATCGTTGAAGTGCAGCAGAAAGCATACAAGGACAGCATCCCACGAAAGGAAGTCCGTGTCGCTTGGCGCAAAGCCTTCAACAAAGAAGCGTCTCGTGAAAGCGAGAACAAGATGACCGCAGCCCTCCTCAAGAAGTGGGGCATCGACACAACAAGGAACAAGAACGAGCTACTATGAAGAGCGTACTCTTTATTCTCAGCGCAGCATACGCAGACCCCGAACTGCAAGCAGAGTTCGGTGCCAAGATCCCGGCGTGTGCTGTGCCGATTGGGCCAGATACTTTGCTGCGTAAGCAGGTGGAGGAAGCCTTCAAGATTCAGGGAATGCGTCACGTGTTCATTGCTGTGCCTCCGGGCACAGAGCCAATGATCACAGACATCGTCGGCAACTACATGAACAAGGAAGTGTCAATCTACGAGATGGACACAGCCGATATGAAGGAGACGCACGACAAGCTGGTCGACATCTTCAAGTTTTGGCTCGACACGCCACTTTGTGGCGCAGAGAGAAGCCTGTTCATCGACGATCAGTGGATGATCCACGTTCTGAACGGAGACACACTGCTGTCGTCTTCAGTTCTGGGTGGCCCGTCCGGGATTGCGATCACAAGCGAGGAGTACACACCATTCAACTGGCAGCGTGGTGAACGTGGTGTGTTCGTAGGCAAGTTCAGCTATCTCGTGAAGGTGGAAGACCTGATCACAGACTCGGCTGTGTATGCGTACGACAAGGCGATGGCGGAGGCTTCGAAGTTCGAGGTCCAAGTCGACGAGAGCAATTGGTTCGATTTCGGCCACCTGAGCACCTACTACCGCTCCAAACGCAATCTGTTGTCAACACGGCACTTCAACACGATCTCGTTGAACGCACGAGGCAATCTGGTGAAGAAGAGTACCGCGGATCGCATTGCCGCAGAGACCGGATGGTACGCGAACATCCCACCAGCTCTCCAGATGTACACACCTCGTGTCCGTCAGGTGGACGTCAATTCCTATGAAATGGAATACATTGCTGCTCCGTCGTTGGCAGAACTGCTGGTGTACGGTCGTCATCCATTGGAGTGGTGGAACAACATCTGGAACAAGCTATCGTTGTTCCTCGAGACTGCGAGACGTGAGTTCCGAGCCAATACCAACGATTGGGTGTTCGACGATCCAATGCTGTTGACGAAGAGCGAGGGGCGAGTCGAGCTACTGCGTGAGCCATACAAGGTACACGCCAAACATGTTATCTCATGGATGCGCCAACAAAACTACGAGCACACTCTCTCGTATGTGCACGGCGACCTCTGCTTCTCGAACATTCTGTATGACCAACGGACCGACAACATCCACGTGATCGATCCTCGGGGTGCCATACTCGGCAGTCAGCTGTACGATGTAGCAAAGATCTACCACTCGACATATGCGTGTTACGATTTGATCGTTGCGAACATGCCTCCGAACGAAAAGGAAGCGAACGCAGCGGTCTTCATTGGTCGCAGAATCGACGAGTATGTGACAAAGGTCTACGGCCTAGAGCGTACAGTCCTGTTGGGTGCGACTGCTCTGCTGTTCTACAGTATGCTGCCGCTGCACAGGGACAATGCGAAACGAGTTCGACGTCTTCTAAACAAGGCAGAAGAGCTCTACGAAGAATGGGTGAAAGAAGTATGATCATCATGTTGATGGGGGCAGGTGCTGGTTCTAGGTTCGTTAGAGACGGACATACAGTGCCAAAGCCATTTATCCCGGTTAACGAAAATGCGTCTACATACGACCATGTATCCTGTATGTATGAGTACGTGGCACGCAAGCTGGGATTAGGATTTGTAGGAAGTTCACATCTAGTGTCATTCGTAACACAGTCAGCGTTTCGTAAACATGTAGAACGAAGTCACTGCGACTGGTTAGAGACCATCTACGTGCCAGATCTAGTCAATGCAGGGCCTGTATGGAGTGCAGTCGCGGCTACTCTAAGCTGGCGTGGAAGCGACAGCTTGTTGTTACTAGATAGTGACTGCTTCGTAAGGATGAACAACGGTAAATCACAATTAGACGCCATCAGACAGCATGCAGTTCTAAAGGAAACGGACGCAGTCGTGTATACGATTACCGCACAGCACGACACGCCGGATGCAGCAACTGTCTCAAGAAAGGGAACAGTTCGGATAACAGAAGGTGGTGTAGCCGCTGGCGACATGATTAATGTGGGAGCATATTGGTTCAGATCAATAGATCTATTCAGATTCGCAGTCTACGACGCACAACAAGAATGCGGCTCAAAGGAACTGAAGTTGAGCGATGTTATCAACACGCAAATAGAAGCTGAAAGCTACGAACTAGACGGGACGTTCGTTAACTTGGGAACACCGTCCCTTCTGGCTGCGTATCAAAAAGAGCAGGGATATGTCAAAGCAAGTTGAGTTGTTTGATAACACTGATGACTTTCTATTCAAACCAGAAGAACAAAATCAGCTCGATAGCATTGTCAAATTTTGGATTGAGCGGCACAAGATATATCTACGGCGTTTCGTTCTGAAGAAAGAACGACCATGGACTAAGGATCCAATGTTGCGCAACTACAGGTTCTGCAACATCTACAGAGAACTGGATACGGTCAGCGAATGGATCATCAACAACGTAATCAAACCATTTGAGAAAAACGAGAATCTATGGCTAATGCTAGCCATTTCACGTTTGATCAATTGGCCTGACACGTTGGCCGAGTGTCTCAAAGAACGTGCATGGCCCTACGAACTCTATAGTGCAGCAAAACTGTATCGTGTATTGGCCGAACGTGCAGATCGCAAAGAGAAAGTAATCACAGGAGCATACATAGTAAACTCAGTGTTTCCACAAGGGGCAAAGGTTCCAGATACCCGCAAGGTCTACTACATTCCGTACTTCGGCATAGAAGGACTGTGGCGTAATCGGGAAAAATTGAACAAAGCAGCTCATACGTCGATGGAAGCTTTTGTTGGACAGATGACAAAGTGTCATGGGTGGGGAGCGTTCATGGCCTATCAAGTAGCTGTAGATTTGTCATACTCCAACAGATGGTTAGGACGCGCACCTGACGTTCATACGTATACCAGTCCAGGTCCTGGCACTACTCGCGGAATGGCTCGCTTAATTAGTGGCGGCAAAAGGGCAGAGATTCGCGGTGCAAAACTCAACCCGTACATGATTAAACTTAGGGGACTAATGAATGAAAGAGCAAAAGAACTTATCAACCCAAAGTGGTGGACAGATGACTACAGAACAGGGTTTGCAGACCTCAGCATGCCAAATGTCTCAAACTGCCTATGCGAATACGACAAGATCTGTAGATTGTATGGAGGAGAAGGCGAACCGCGATCACGCTATGCAGGTTCCTAAGACTGAAATCAAACAGCTAATAGCACCAGTTCCAAGACCACCCACTCCAAGATGCGAAGCAGAGAAAACAACACATGACAATTGGCGTACTCGTGGATCTAATCTTTGTGCACAGAGCAGCTCCTATGTCATAAATGGGAAACATCTGTGCGGACAGCACGCTGGAAAAGAGGCGCTCCGTCTTCTGCTAGAAGCAAACAACGGCACGTAATTTGATTCACAGTGTCACCAACAAAGGCAGAAGTACATGGATCAAAAGAGCCGTAATCTTACGGAAGCAATGAACGCATATTACGGTCGCGACAACGGAGCGTTGGAGCGTCTAATCACACGCATGGAAGAGGAAATACGTAATCCCAAACCATCAAATATAGAAGTCCATTTACCAGAAGGTGACAAGAGGAAGGTGGATGTCGTCTTTATCGATCGCAAGGCAGATGGCACTAGGCAAGTTTGCATCACAGTAAGTCGCGAAGATCAAGAATAATCAATGTGTAAAGTAAGAACATGAAAACTGTAATCACACTCTTTGGTTTGCCCGGAAGTGGAAAGACCACTTTGGGAGACATGATTCATAAATTGATTGGAGGGGCACGCATTAATGCGGATGTGGTGCGCTCTTCTATTAGCACAGATTTGAAATTCACAGATGATGATCGAGCCATACAAGCGTGGCGAATGGGGCGTCTAGCTGCTATCGCGCTGGCAGAACCACCGACAGTAGTCAGTGGTGAAAATATGTGGAACCTAAACAAGACAGTAATCGTCGACTTCGTAAATCCCACAGAACGAACTCGTAGAACGTACGATTGGGCCATTCGCACAGAATTGCCGTTCCAGTTCAACCATGTAAAGATCTGGATGAATACAATCACCCCAGAACAATCGCGATTCCCAGATACTGCGAAGTTGTTTGAGGAACCATCTCGTGATGGATATACCTTCAATCTTAGAGGGTACAGCACGCTCGAAGCGTTAGAGAACTACGCTAAGACTGTAGTCCAACACATAAACATGAACTAAGGCGAAATAATGAAAGTCGTGAAGGGAACAACCCCAGATCGTGGGCTGCAAGCTGTTCTTACAGAACTGAATAAGACCGGCAACTATATCGAAACAGCTAGTCGTAATGGGCCAGTACGTAGATTTAAGGGTCCAGCCACAATCATGTGGACAAGACCTCAGTACAGAGTCTCATTCGATCCAATCCGTGACGCCAATCCTGCATTCCATTTGTTCGAAAGTCTATGGATGCTGGCAGGACAACATGATGTTGAAAGTGTGTCTTACTTTTCAAGCCAAATTGGAAACTTCTCTGACGATGGAAAGACGTTTCACGGAGGGTATGGGCATAGGTGGGCAAATCATTTTGGATACGACCAGCTAGACGACTATATCATACCGGCACTTCGTGCAAATAATGAGGATCGACGAGTAGTTCTTGGAATGTGGGATCCAACAATTGACATTCCTGCTGCCCAGAAGAATGGGAAAGACGTTCCGTGTAACGTGATTGCTAGCTTTGATGCCGCAATGGGGGATGGTCGCTTACACATGAACGTATACAACAGAAGCAACGACATCGTGTGGGGTGCGACCGGGGCAAATGTTGTGCATTTTTCTATTCTGCAGGAGTATGTGGCATCGGCATGTGATTTAGCAGTAGGTACGTACGAACAGATCGCGGCCAACAGTCATCTGTATCTAGAACTAAACGAGGTTAGCAAGCGCATGTTGAAGGCTCACAACGATGATCCAACGCGTGACCTTCCTTATTTCGGAATGATTAGTCCTCTGCGTCATAAATCTGATGGCACTGCACAAGAATGGAAAGATAAATTCGATCACGATATTCAACTGTTGATGTCGAGTTATACCGATGTCTTCAACATCAACTTCAGTACGTACTTCTTCAAGTACATAGTCAAGCCAGTCACATACGCCTTTAACTGTTACAAGAACGATGACAACATGGAGAACGCTTTGTTCTGGCTACGTGAATTCCGTGCTCCTGAGAATCAGGAAAGTCCGTGGTTTAGATGGCATGATTGGAATATTGCCATGTATCAATGGCTAATTCGCGTGTGCGACAAACGAAATACTAAGATCGAAGTCGCAATGAACGCTCAGAGTAGCGCTGCGTTTAGTGAACAAGTTAAGGCAGTGTGGAAGAACGTGTCCCTAGTAGGAAATGAATTCAGAGATACTGTACACGACCTGCCGCAAGTTGCAGGGCCTGTGCGAGCGACGTTAGATCCGCGATCGATCCAAAGACGTGGCCTGAAACAGACAATAGATATGAGCCAACTTCAACCAATTAAAGGATGAACATGCAACAGCAACCGATAAACACTCCAGAAAATGGCGCAGTAGTTCGAGGATTCGCAGAAGCTGCCGACGCAACTTCTAACCCAATTCCGACGACAAACACCATATCCACAATGGCTTCAGACCATAAGTTTACGTATGCCAGCAATGTAGATGGATTGCCAAAAACGGATTTCGATGCAATGCGCACAATGGCGCATTCTATCGTTGACGAACGTCTGACAGAAGGAATAACACTATTCTTTAAAGGAGACGGAGAGAAGGTAGGGGCTTACGTTCTTGCAGCGTGTACCGCGTTAGAAGAAATGATGGCGAAACGTGACTTCAATGCTTTCATCTATCCAGAACCAAAATCAGAGACTACACGGTGGCTGCAAGACATGGTTGTAGTGCTTAGTATCGTGAACCTTTTCAGGTCGCGTGTACGTGAATTTGAGATTCCTATGTATAACGTAGAGATCTCTTATACCAAATTGGAGCAAGCAAGGTCAGAACTAAAAGACATGCTGAACGGGCTTGTTGCGTTAGCGAAGCAGAAGGATGGCGAATACGGTGCTAGTTGGTGTAAACGCGGAGGCATTGGTGCTTGGTTTACAACAGTGCGAAAATTCGACCGGCTGGTAACACAAGTTACACAGAAGGGAAAGAACATTTGGGACGTATCTGACGATATCAATTCGACAGAAGCATTGGAAGAAACAATCAAGGATGGTATCAACTATCTGCTGCTGATCTTGGAAAAACGGCAAGCAATACACAAATCAAGAGGCTAATATGTTTTTAACAGCATTGATGTTCGTGAAGGGTCTATTTGGTGGCGTGGTCAAGTTCTTTTCCGAACATCCAATGCTACTAGTGATGTTATCTGTAAGTTCCCTTAGCTTATTCATAGGGTTCAAGATTGGATACGCTTGGGAAGAAAAGAGATACGACGCACTCGTAGTCCAAGTTAAAGCCGACTCGGAAGCTAGAGCTAAGAAGATCGAACAGGTAGAGACGGATTCGAAGAAAGCGGCAGAAGAAGCGAAGACTGAGATAGCTGCAAAAACAGCAGCTATTACTGCTATAACTACCAACTACGAGAAGAAGTTGTCAGAGGCTCGTAAGAATCCGAAGATTCAGATCGTTAAGGTTCCTGTTCCAGGAGCGAAAGAGCCGGCTGAAGTGATAGTCGAAAACGGCACAGTAGAATGTCGAAACTTGCCATCTGTATTCACGGACACTATCAACGACATGGTGGACATAGCTAACGGAAAGGTGAAGCAATGAAGAATCTAATGTTCCTGACCATGGTTGCCGCATCCTTAGCCGGATGCACAGCCACGATGCCAACGGTTCCAGGAGATAAACAATCGGTGAATTTCAATGCGGCCTTGCTGCAAGATTGCAAAGATCTTCCGAAAACAAAGTCGTCATCGGATGAAGATTTGAAAGATTGGGCGACCATTGTAATAGACTCTTACATTGACTGCGCAACCAACAAGAAGAAAGAGAACGCGGAAATCAAGAAGGCTCTAAACATCAAGTAAATGGAGATGAAATGACAAAACTGATGTTTTGTGGTGAATGCGGTGACGTAGTAGCTCCGGGGCACGCAGACATGAAACCACGGTGGTGCATGTGTGGTCGTCACGCAGTATGGTGGAGGGACGGGAGAACTGGACAAATTTCAGTGCATGATAAGTGGTTTCCAGAACGTAATGGAAGTCCAGGTGGCAAAGCCTGGATCATTGGCATCCACAATGGAATCATGACACACGGAGGCCTTATAGGTGATCCACATATGCCAAAGACGAACGCGGATGGCAAGAAATATCTAGACGGTAACTGTCGAACGCGTAAAGAAGATGTAGAAAGATTGCTGGCTGAAACACCAGACAGTTATCAATTCAAGGCCGCGAATTCACTTGTGGTGCGAATCTATCCAGGATACTCTAGCGACTCAAAGTGGGAAGCGGTGGTTCCATCATGAACCGATGTGTAATCTGTTCGAGGCAGCATACAAATACGTGGACCGATGGTCCTAATATGTATTGCGAATATTGCGAACCAGTTCGTGAAACATATCGTGGGGTAGCTAGTCTTATAGTACCGCATCTGTACTTAGGAGACATGAAAGTGGCTTCTGGTTACGGAGGAGCCCGTATGTGTGTGCACGAGGATGGTCCTGAGTACGAAGGTCAGTGCTATTTCCTTCCAATCCTTATTACTAAACCAAACTCAAAGCTGGATCGTACCGGAGCTGTGGCTTCTTTGTATAAGATAGGCGATGCATCAAACATTATCGACCAGATAGTCAAGAGCGGCCAAGATATCCTTGTGCACTGTCAAGGCGGGATCGAACGGTCTCCTTTAGTTGTAGCGTGGTATCTGACGTTCAAGGCCAAAATGTTTGACACACTGTTCGACGCTTATCTCTTCTTGAAGATGCGGCGTCCAGTAGTATCAAATCGCTTGTCGTGGCTTCCGTAGATAGCACAAACAACAAAGGCCTGTAGACTCGTAATCTACAGGCCTTTGCTTTATTCTTCGCTCTTTATAGGCTTTGACCAACAGGACATCAAAGACGGCACGGCTACCGTCGTAAGTTGTTCCACAGGGATAGCATCTATAGATTTTTGCTTCTTAGACGGACGAACATATTGGGGTCTATATGTTTTTGATAGAGGACTATCAGTTTGATTTTTGTCCTTATACGCAAACAGAGCAGGCGGTCGCAAGCCTTCCTTAAGAGGTTTTGCATACGAATGGATGTACAATTGATCGCGTATCTTTGCAATCCGTGCTTTAGCACTGTATTTGGACATATTGAGAATTGTTCCTAAGTCTTTAAACGAAAGGAGGAGCCCTCCTTTGAACAGCCTTAGAATATATTCATCCGAAAACATAGAACGTCTCACTTTAACCTCCTATGTTGCCTATTTACAGTATTTAAGCCAGAAGATTACGCATGTGCTGTTCGTCAAAAAGTAGAAGATTCCTGTCTGCTCCAACGATATGAGCGTTGATCATGATGTTTCTCCACGTATAGTCGTCAACCGGAATGTCCTCGTGTGGAGACTGCTGGAGCCAAATCTTGCTTGTGGTCTTTTGCTTCTCTAGATGTGCTACGAATTCAGCAATGTCCTTACCCTTACGTGCTTTCGTATTGGTGATTAAAATACGATGGCATCTCTTGAGTGTCTCATATCGAAGTCCAGGTTCAAACTTATCTTCCAGAATTGCGTCAACCCACACAAGCATCTGAGGCTGCTTAAACACCTGCCATGCAGTCTTTAGATCCACATGGCCGTGTGATCTAAAGTTGGCTTCCACTAAGCGCACACCATCTGAAGTGTCCATTATCTCGAAATGAGAAGCCCCAAACGCATATTCACATTTGTCCAGCGCGTTCGCTACATAATCGTACATGCGTTGGCACAGTTCTGGCTCTTCATCAAAGATGACCAGTTCTTGTCTTTGGTTGGCAATCGAATTCGGCCACTTTATGTAGCGCCAGACAGCACACAGTTTGTGCTGTCCTCTATAAGACACCATGTCAACTGCGTATTCTGTGCCTTCCAGGAAAGGCTGTGCGAAGAATCCAGAAACAGGTTGGATCTTATCGTTCTTTTGTGCGTCAGATACAGTTACTCGATCGTAACCACCGAAGCTCTTACGGGGCTTGATAACTATCTTTCCGTGCTTTGTCCTGAATTCTAACAATTGGCTTTCTGATTCTGCCAATGCACACGGTTCCTCTAGGAGACGCGTCAGCATCCAGCGATCGTAGCGCGCAAGATACTGTCCTTGTGTAGGTGAAGCTTGTTTACCGATCTTGAACAAGGAATCAAGAAACTCTGCAGTCGCAAGGCCCGTGTCTGATCCCTGGACTATGGCAGCAATGTCGTGATATTTTGCTACCTGATACTCGATGGCAGCAGGTGCGTGGTTAATCAACAAATCGTCGTACAGCGGGAAATTGATAGCCTTCACCATGTCCTTGAAACGTTCCAACGACGACCATGCTTGAACGCACCTATATCCACGATTGTTAGCCAGTCCTGCAAAGCCGTTACCCGACACGATAGGATCGACTATGATTACGGTCTTCATACGCAGCGCTGTCCTTCCTGAGCCATGCGTTCCATAAGATATCGTTCTGCCTTCATCAGTTCCTTCGGATCTTGATGCATCAGAAGGATCGAGCACGTCATGTTGCGATATGTGAAATCGTCGTGTGCAAGTTCTTCTGTAGGAGGTGCGAAGATTCGTTTAACGCACGGATAGCCCTGTATGTTCTCCCATGGAATGGAGTTGCGCTTCTTCCCAGGAACGGTGTTTGTGAAGAACAACTGTGAGACTCGCTTTTGCAGGGGCTTTGGTGCTAGCTTGTCGTCGGTGAATTCACGATCAATACCTAGATACGCGTCTATTCCCAACTGGACTTGATTACGGTCACATGCCTCCTTTGTCACAAAATAGTCCATACCATTGTGATTGCGGAAGTTAGACTCTATTAAGTTGAAGAAGTCATTTCCTGCGGTCATTATTTCTGTATGCGTACATCCAACTCTATAGTCTGCACAGTTCAACACCTTGGTCACATAGTAGGTGATGTCCGCACATATTCTTGGTTCCCACGCTGGATCAACAAGTTCCACGTGCCAACGCATGATCGAATTCAATCTCTTTTTATAACGCCAGATGGCAACGATTCGATGTCTGCCGTTGTAGCTAACTGTATCCACACCATATTCGTTTCCGTAGTAGAAAGGTTGTGCAAATAGGCCAGTCGTATCTGCAGGAATCTGTTCAGGTTTTTCAACTACTGTGACGCGTTCGTAGCCGCCGTTAGAACGCTCTGGCTTGATTATAATTCTTCCATACTTCATCAAGAAGTATTCGAATTCATGAATAGTGGCAGGTTCTCCCAGAGAGCCAGTCAGTTGCGCTCGTGACTGTCTACGCATTAACGTATGTATTGAATTCCTTGGCTGAACATCTAGGCTGTCGGCCAACATATCAGCGCTCGCTACTCCGCTATCAGATCCTGGAATGATCGCTACTATACGTCTCTTAACTTCCCACAGATCAGAAGTTTTAATGTCAATCCATTCCTTATTCATCACGTATTCACGTGTATAGAATTCTGGATTGAACATTCCGGCCGAGCTTTCCTTGCGCTCTTTGGTAGTCCAAAGATGCCAGCATTCTATCCCTCTCGACTTCAATTCGCCAGCCATAGCATTACCACTAGCGACAGCATCAATAAGTATTGCTAGATCTTTCATAGGTTCTTGATTCTTTGTAGGACTGTGTTGAAATCGTCGGTGCGCCATGTCATCTGCACCATGGTGCGTGGTTCTTCCCAGAGACTAACTGAGTGGATAGCGCTTACATCTAGGAGAACGACTGCTCCTGGTTTTACGCTGAAACCAAAACATTCTTTCACTTCATTAGGGGTGTATACCATGTCTCTATCCTTGCCGGGCCACGAATGCGGCTTAGCAAAAGAGCAAGCTTCATAGAATTTGGTTGTTCCCTTACCTTCTATATAGAAATTCAAGGAGGTCTTTAACTTCCAATCTGAGTGTGGGGGTAAACCCGGTGGAAGAATGGCTGCACTTGTTATCTGGTCTGGCTTGAGGGCATTCAGCACATTTGCGGGAAACACTTTCTCATACGCATATCCGTATAGGAAGAGAGTCTCATATCTATCATATTGTGCTAGTTGATACATTAGGTGATCTCTAGTCAATGTACCAACTGCCTTGCTCAGTTCAGGAGTTACGTCAGCCCAACACGAGTTCCATTTCAGCATGGGTTTCATCCATCATCTTTCCAGTTAGACGCATACCCATGCGTTCCAAAAATGGAACGGCACTTCCTTCGCCTTGTCGTACAGGACTCACAATTCTCTTAGGTTCATGTGTTGAAAACATCCGCAAATTTTCGCGAAGTATTTTGAATGCTGTTGTTCCATATCCATGTTTCTGGTGTTCAGATCCAATTGCTAAACGCCAAAGATAGAGATCAGCCTCCGTTGGAAAATGGTCACGGAGCTCCATAAATCCTATAGGAATGTCCTTTACCTTAAACACCCAACAAGACGTATTTGGGAAAAAGCTGGACTCGGCAATCGAATATGCCACAGGAGCACAATACCAGCTTTGCTGTGTTGATACTTGGATGCGACAAGCTTTTGCTAGATTGGCAAGACTGATTCGTTCAACGGTCATTATCATGATGTGCTCCACTCGATATGAGCTTGTTCTATTTCTTCGAAGGATTCCCTGAACGAATGTGTGATTAGAAAACGTTGGACGTATTCGTGTCCTGGTTTGGCCACTACTTCGTGCATCGACTTAACGTCTAGTAGATAGGCAAAACCTGTTCCACAAACGTATCGCTCTTTCTTCAATTCGAATTCTTCTCTAGTCGTTCCTTTCGGATTAACAAACGTAGAAGCCTTTGTCGAGTTGATAAGACCTATGTTGATACAACAATTGCGGGCTTCATCTACATGCGGGATAACACTTCCTATGGTACGCAATAGGTGTACTTGATTGTAATGCAGTAGCTTGGGTGGCAACACATGTGACAGAAACTTTATAGTGCTGTCCACAAGAGTAGGTGCATATAGGGCAGTATTGCGAGAGAATCCTATGCTACCACTGCCCTTCAATTGAGGGTTATCGTATTCCATCCACACCATCTGTGACCCAATTTCTTCTGGCTCGTTAGCGCCATATTGATGCATGATAGACGGAGCACCAATCCAATGAAACAGTTCTTCAATAGCTTTTGCAGGAAGACTGTAACCAGAATTAAGAAGTCTGAAAGTCATAGGTAATATCTCGATTGATCGGCTGAGAAGTTCCGATATTCTTGTTTAAGGTGTAGCGACACAATCACCATGTCGATCGGATAGGTCTCAGCACTCATCAAGCCATTGTATCCATCATGTGTTGGCTTAGATCCAGCCGCTACAACTTGCTCGAAGTACGAGTGATAGCGGTCGAGGGGTGAACTGTTATGGAACGATTCTTGCTTCTGCTTGATCCAGCGTAATGGCCGCATGATATATGCAGTGTAGATCGATCGTGCTTCAAAGTCACGCATTAGTGCGTCCATCAATGGG